AGCAGACCCTGATTTAGTGGCAAGTAAATATCCGCTTATGAGTGCAGCTTTTTTCTTTAATAAGAATAAATTGTGGGATATTTGTGACAAAGGTCATGGTCACGAAGTGGTACTTGCAGTTACCAAAAGGGTAAATGGAGGCACTATTGGTTTGGCTGATAGGCAAAAACATTTTGATTCACTTCATTCAACAATGGCATAGTATGGCAGACATAACAAGTAGATTGAGCAAGGCAAATAGCGTATTTCTGAAGATAGCAGCAATATCAACAGGTATTGTAGCCGTTTTTGGTCTTTATAGCTTTTACAAAAACAACGTATGGTCACCTGAAATTAAGGTAGATAGTGTTGATTATGAAAAGGGGATAGCTAACTTAACCATAAATGGTAAGCCTTTTGTTTTAAGAGGTGAATCTAGTTACCTAATAGCTTACGATTGGGGTATTAAGTTCGGTACGTCTATTCAACCAAATGGACAGCGTTTCTTTGACAGAATTGAAATCCTTAAAAGAGGGTTAGTTCACAAAATACTTAGAAACAAGGACGAACAGCATTCATTTACAGGTAGTGAAGAGGGTATTGTAAGTGGTGTATGGGGTGTTTCTAAAAGTGCAGGTTTTGATGTATTTCAGGACAAATCATTCACAGGAGACGAAAAGAACTTTTGGAATAACGCATTTGAGGACACCAAGTCTAATTTAGTCGTAAAAGGCTTTGCAGACGAAGGATAGTCCAAATAAATAAAAAAAATAGTGGCAATTAGAAATAATTGCTAATTTTATACAACTTATTTTTAAATCAAAAAAATAAAAATCATGGAAAAGAAAGGAATCGTATCAACAGCAGTAGGCATTGGTCTTAGTTTATTAGTGCTTTATGTAACCGTTAGAGTTATCAGTTCTGCTTGGAAAAGTGGTCAATAATCACAAAAAAATATAAAGATGGCAACAGCTAAAAAGAAAATCAACGTAGCAGATATTGCTAAATTGGCTAAAAAAATCCGCAAACAAGGTGAAAAATGGACTGATGCTATTAAAAGAGCTGCAGCCCAACTAAAATAAGTGTTATGGCAAAAAAGAAGGAAAAGGTCATTATATTCGAGGGCGAAGATAAATTCGTAAAACCTCGAAACCACTCGTATGATATTAATACGGGAAAGGCTGAGTTTGTAAATCAAGATGGTGCTCCTACGAACCCTAATGATACTACTAAAGATACAATTAGTGGTGGTTCAGGTATGCCTTTGCCTACTCTTGATTCTCCTAACTTTTGTGCCAATTTAGCTACTTATATTTCTACTAATGGCGGTGGTTCGGCAACTCCTGAGCAGACAATGGCTGCTTATGATATGTTTCAAAGGTATTGCAATAAGCCTGAAGATAGTACTACAACAAGTACTACTACAAGCACTACTACTGCAGCACCAAAACCTGATACAAACGTAGTCGTACCTGCAATCCCTGTTATCCCTGTTTTACCTGCAACCAATTTAGGCATTAGACCCATTGGCGGTGGTGGAGGCGGTGGCGGTGATGAAGAGGCTGCACCTGAACCAAAAAAGAAAAGTTATTGGTGGTTATTGCTTGTTGCATTAGGCATCTATTTAGTAGCCAAAAAGAAAAAAGATTAAAATGAATACAACAATAGAAAATAGTGCACCTCCTGCACCCGTAAGCACACCTGCTCCTGCACCCGCAGCAGCTCCTATGCCTATGGCAGCACCCGCACCTGCAGCACCTGCTCCTGCTATGGCAGAAGGTGGTGAAACAGCAAGTAGCGGTGGTATCAAAGGTTGGTTTGCTGATATTAATATTGTAGAGGTGTCCGTATCTGCTTTGATAGTAGGTGTAGGTATTTATGCAATACAATACTTCAGGCTTATGATGGCTATGGAGAAAACAGCTTACAATGACGTAATCGAGAGAATCGGTAAGTTAGAGAGTGCACAACTTGCTGCTAAAAAGACTGCAGAAGTAAACGCATCAGGTTCTAGAGGTAAAAGACCTGTAATGAGACTTGGCTAAAATGACAAAAAAAGAAACTACAATAACTTATAGCCCAATTTTGTCTGTACAACAGATAAGGCTTGTTGATGTCTTTGTAGTTGCACCATTTTGCTTTTATGTAGCTAGTCAAAAGAGTTTATCCAATCCTATCAGGGTTGGTTTATTCGTTTTAGGACTTACTACTTTGGTATATAACGGCAATAATTATTTAAAAAATAAATAGATGACAAAAAATAAAAAGATATTAGTTGGCTTGGGTGTAGCTGCATTAGTGGTCTACGTTTATACTAGAATGGGTAAAAAAGCCCAAACTGCAAGTGGACAGACATACGAAGATGTAGTCGCAAGAGGCGGTGGGGGCATTGGAGCAGGTATCAATCCACTTGTAAATGATACAAGAGTTGTAGATGAAGGTAAGAATCCAATTCGTAGAGACAAATATGGAATGCCACTAGTAGGAATTAATACACCTGAACAAGACCAAAAAATTATTGAACAAATTGTTCTTTTTGAAGCTCTAAAACAAAAATACGGAAATATAAGAGGAGGTAATGTAGGTGATAGGCTAACTACAAAATATGGCACTTACGAATATCGTAGAAAACAAACAGGAGCACCTCTTGGACAAGGGTTCACAACAACTTGGGAGAAAATATAAAAATATAAAAACACAAAATAACCATAAACAATTATGCTTGATTCAATAACATACGGCAATCCAACGCAAAGGCAATTACCTTATTTAGAGGCTGAAAGCCCATTAGATAAACATTTGCCTCAATTAATCAAATTTGGTTTCCCTTTAAATAGCTCTAAAGCTACAAGAGAGGAGCTAAACGAATTGGTTGATTTTATTGGTGATGTAAAGGCAGACGAAGAGACCCTTAAAAGATATAAGTCGTATGACGCATCTATTGAAAGAATCTTTGCTAGTGTTATTTTAAGTCAAGATTTAGGGGATAAAGGTGCTGAATTAATAGATAAGATTATTGACGAAAGCCTACCTGTTATTCTGAAATTAAAGTATCATTTTCAGCGTCCTAGACCTTACCAACTAGCACAGCACTACAAACTAAAACTATTCCCTTTCAGCTCAACTTCGGCTGAAACACCTTCATATCCTGCAGGACATACATTTCAGGTAGCTTTGATTTGTCATGTATTAGGAAATCATTTTCCTGAAAAATTCGGCTACTTTGATTCTTTGGCAAAGGACATTGAATACTCAAGAATTTATTTGGGTCTTCACTATCCTTCAGACAACGATTTTTCACTTTTTTGTGTGGAGACAATCGTAAAAGACAGAGACTTCAAAGCTAGATACGGACTATAATGCAAATACACTTAAAAGATGGGAAGTCCACTTGGAAACAAGAATGGGCTGAAATTGGTGGTAAAAGAAACTTTTATAGAAGTAGGTGGGAATATAGATATGCTTTGTATTTGGAGTTTATGAAAAAGCATAAACACATTGTAGAGTGGGAACATGAGCCAAAAACCTTTTATTTTGAAGGTATAAAAAGGGGAACAAATAACTACAAACCTGATTTTCGGGTTGTTTTCCCTAGTGGAAACGATGAGTGGATTGAGGTTAAAGGTTACATGGATAGTAAGTCAGCTACCAAGATAAAAAGAATGGCTAAATATCACCCTGATGTAAAGCTGCGAGTGATAGGCAAAGAGTGGTTTAAGGAAAATGGAAGTAAATTAAAAAATATAATATCAGGTTGGTAATTTCGATATAAAATAAATACATTTGTAACATAAAAAATAACCATGACTCTTGATAATACACTCACAGCTCTTGACACATTTGTCAGTTACTTCAAAAAGAATGGCTATGACAAGACAATGGCTGCTCTTACAATAGAAGATGGTAAAGTAACCTCTTTTGATAACCCTTACATAAACTTGGTATTAAACTCCGTTTCTGAAGCCTTCGGTATGGAAGTGGACTCTTTGCTGTATTCTAAATACGCTAGGGGGGACAACAAGTTTGCTGTTGGCTTTTGTGTTTATTACCTTTACCAAAATATGACAATAAGAGAAATAAGTGATTCTGTATTCATATCTAGGCATAAGACAAATATCAGCAAGTACAAAATACTTGTTGAATCTTTGAACCCAAAATATAAATCGGATTTACCTTATATCAAAATAAAAGACAAACTAGACAAAACACTATTAAATAAATAACCATCATGGAAAATCAGACTGAACAGCAACAAAATCAGCAAACATTCACAGAGCCTAAAAGGGAGTTTATGCCCTTTAGTGACAACGTAAATGATAAACCATACAGTCAGCCAACGGGCTTTGTTTCTCAAGACCAACTTTCAACTATTATTCCTGAGCCTTCATTTCAGCCTCAGTCTATAAATACAAGAGAAAACCCTTACGATATGTTAGGGGGTGATGGTGGCGGTGGCGGTGGTCGTAAAAACGATTCAGCTCCTGTAAACCCTGCCATGAATCAAGCAAGTGATGCTGAAAAGAAAGCGGGTGCAGAACATTTAGCAACAATCATTTTAGATACCTATGAGCAAATCAACTCATGGGGAAATATGTTCCTAAAAATTCCTGAAAAGAAAATTAAAAAACTTCAAGCTGAGGGTGAATTAGATTTGTCTATTCAAGTGCCAACGGCAGATGGTTCTACTATTTCTGCAGGTGAATTTATTGAAGAGTTTAACAATCAGACAAAAGATACTTTAGTAGTAAGTAGAGAGTTCAAAAAAGACGTTAAGCCACCACTTGTAAGAATCCTTGAAAAAAGAGGTGCAGGTATGACTGACGAGCAGTATGTACTCTTTGCTTTTGGTAAGGATATTGCTGTAAAGAGTGTTTTGATTTATCAAATGAAATCAACCGCAAACGATTTAATTAACGCTTTAGTAGAAAATACTGCAGCCATCAAATCTAGCGGAGTTGTATCACAGCCAAAACCAAGTGCACCAAAGCCTACAGAGCCAAAACCAACTCCTACACCTACATACCAAGCAACTGAAGATTTTGATAACTTCAATTCAAATGAGGCAGTAGTAAACTCTATTGTAGTAGAAAAACAAGTTCCTACGACAGGGAAGGCAAAGCTGATGGAACAAAGACAAAAGGAAAAGATTTGGTCTGAAAACGCAGCAAAAGCTAATGGTGGCAATAGTTCATATCAAGAAGCTATGAAACAAAGAAAGACAGGAAACGGTAAAAGAGGACGTAGACCAAAAGACTATATCAACAATATTGACGAAAGCGAAATAGCTGAAGCAATCATTTTGAGAGAGACGGACAGAGAGGGAAAAGAGAAACCAAATCCACAAATGCAAGGACTAGATTAAGATGAAAATTAAAAGCCCTGAATGGATTGAATTTAAGCAAAGAATAATGAGTGTTATTCGTGTGTTTGATAAGGAATCAGATAAGATTTATTTCCCTGTTGAAAACGATGACGATTTTATTATTTGTGTAGAAGATTGTAAAGTAATTCCCGTATTTACAAAGAAGGAAAACTTTATGAAAATAGAGTATGACTTTGCTATGTGTGACATATCAATCAGGAGAATATCATTTTCAAAAGTTTACGATTCGTATAGAATAGAAATGGCACTAAAAGAAATTAAAAATTAAAATGGGAAGAGAACCTTTATTAATGGCTGCAGTTGGTAAAAAAGGTGTGGGGAAGACATGGGCTCACATGATTACCATAAACAAATATGTTGAAGGAGACCCTTATCATGGTATAAAAGGTCGTAAGGCACTTGTCATGGACGTAAATGACGAGTATGGTGTCTTTGGTATTAGAGCTTTGTCACTAAATGACGTAGGCTTATTTACAGTTCACCCCCATGTAGAAGTAAGACGTATAAGACCTTTTCATCCAAATGGAACTAGAATGACTTTGGACGAATGGGCTCAGGCTCTATTTTACGTTTTAAGCACTTTCAAAAATGGTCTTTTGGTAATTGAAGACCCTTCTAAATTTATTGGAGACCATATGCCATCAGATTTGGTGGGTGCTATTGCAACAAATCGTCACGTTGGTTTAGATATTATTCTGTCTTATCAGTCTATTGGTAGAATTGTTACTAAACTTTGGGGAAATTTGAATCAATTAAGATTCCATAAAAACGTGGAATCAGTTGAAAGACACAAAAACAAATTCCCTGATAAGTTCGAGTATATGCGTATTGCTGAAATCATGGTGAATAACCAATACGATTCAGGAAACAAGCGGTTTTACTGCTATGTAGACATGGACGAATCAAATATCAGAGGTAACTATAGCCAAGAAATGATTGAAGATGCTGTAGACCAATACATCAGCGAAAACTTTAGAGCACTAACCAATCCTTACATGGTTCTAAAAGACGAGAAAAATAAGAAAAAATACACAGACACAACCGCAAGAGCCGAAGTTAAAAGAAGGCTACTTGCTCAATATATTGGATAGTTCCCTTTTTTGTTTTTGATTTTATCCCTGATAGTTAATTCTATTGGGGATTTTTTTTGCTACAAACAAATCAAGTATAAAAAATCAAATAAGTGCCTTTTGCTACAAACAATAGTAGTAAACAAAGTAATTAAATATAATTATCAATTAAAATTAAGTGGTTAGGTTTGGTGTGTCATTTGAATCTGTATTCAGTTGATACACAATCATTCTTAAAAACTTAAATTAGAAAAAAATGGACTTCAAATCTCTTGCAGGTAAAGTTTTAGTAGTAACAGCGGGTGTAGCCCTTTATATGTTAGCAGTTAAGCCGTTGCTTGACAAAGCTAAGATTGGTGCTTAATTCATAAGGAACTAACTACAACAAAACAAAATTTTAAAAAAAATAAATTAATTAACAATGTCTAGTATTCAAAAGTACTTACAACAAGCTAATCGTTCAGTGAACGAGCAGTTTATTGGTGTGGATGGTTTCGCAGATGAAACTTATTTCACAGGTGCTGACGATTTCTTCGGTGCAGACGCAGCTCCTGCAGCAGCTCCTATGGCAGCAGCGGGAATGATGAAATCTCAGCCTTACATCATCACAGTTTCTAACGCTTCAAACGCTGCAGTTTCTGTAGATGTATTCGGTGCGTATGTTTATTTGAACAATGCAGGTTTCTCTGCAGGTTCTTTAACTGTAAACAACGTAACTATTACATCAAACCTTTCTAACACAACTTATTACAACTTACTTAACCAATCAAGTGTATCTCCGTTCACAATCGGTTCTACTTTGATTAGCTCTGTAAATGGTACAACAAGTCAAGTGTTACAACCAATTACATTAACTACTCAAGACGCTAACGGTAACCAAGCTGTTAAAATCTTGACTCCTGTAATTGACCCTTATCAGAACCAAAGTGGTGTTATCGAATTGAAACAACCTTTCCGTATCGATGGCTTCACTAAATTGACTTTCACTATGTTCGCAAGTTCAAGTGTTCAGTTCCAATTCTACCCTTCTGATAACATCAATATTGCTCGTGGTTTAGGTGGAAACCCTGTATCTAAGCAATATGGTAGTCCAAAGATTATCAGACCTGCTGCTCGTTAATTCAGGCGGTACAAAATAAAAAAGAAAGGGCTGAAGCAGATTTTATATCAGCTTCGCCCTTTTTTACTTTAAATTCATTAAATTGCATATCATGTCGAGTAATGTAAATATATACGCATACACCGCTGCAGCGAATCCGTATTTCGTGAAATCGTTGGCACATAGACATGGCTACGAATTTGACAGAGACCAACCTCTTTCATCTGTTTTACAGCAACTTGTTTCCATCGAGGGAGAACCTATTTTAATGGAAATAATCGAAAACAATCCTGACAAAGACTTGTTCATGGATTACTACGAAAAGAAATTCGGCAAAAAGCCTGAAGGGTGTACTTGCTCTGCATCAAACCCAAATAAAAATATTCTTGAATCTTACATGAACTTTTCAGGTCAGCTTCAAGTACAAGCAGCTCAACAAGTGGCTGATAATAAAAAATTAACTTCGGAAACAGGTATGTTAATGTTTGCAGGTGCTATCTTAATTGCATTTGCAATCATAACAACTAAAAAATAATTACAATGGCACTACGAGCACCACAAAATGCAGCGGAAGCAAAATTTCAATATTGTAACTATGGTTACGATAAAAGTAAATATAGCAGTTTTGAAGATTGCATGAAAAGGCATGAAAGCAAATTTTCACCACCACCACAGAATAAAGAAACTATGGAAGGTGCACCTTTGCCAAATGACCCAAGCAATCCTGTAAGCGAAGTTGAAGGCTTATTTGGTGTAAGAATGTCTAAAGGACAAAAATGGGCATGGGTAATTGGTATTACACTTGCTATTTATGGTGTAACGTACTATGTAAATAAAAAATAATTAAAATAAAATAAAATGGCAGTAAGTGCACTACAAGTAACAGAGGAAGCATTAGCTTACGCACTCGTTACAGATAAGAATGGTCTTGAAAGACTACTCAAAAGAAATGGAGTTGTAATCGGTAACAATGCTTCTGATAAAGAAGTAACTATTGCTGTATTAATGGCTTCTGCAAAGAGCCCAAACTTCAAAAATGAGTTATCTACTTTCCTTACAAGTAAGGTAAAAGAAGCAGGTGAAACTTTATCTTTTGTAGGTACTTCTCAAGATTTCGGATTTACAGGAATTGATGATTTTCAATTCACAGGCGAGGACGAATTTTATAATATTTTTGGTCTAGGTAAAAAGAAAGACCCTGCTGCTCAAGCTGCTTCAGCTGCTTCTAAAGCTGCTGCTGCTCAAGCTGCTGCTGCCAAGAAAAAAGCGAGAGTAACTGCAGACAATCCTGAAGGAAAGACGGGAGTTGGTCGTTTATTAGCTAGTATTGGTAAATCACTTAGTAATGAAGACACAATTAATGCGGGTATTCAAATAGGACTACAAAAAATTAGTAGTAGAACTCAATCTAGTGCTAATAATATAAATGCTCAAGCATTAGCTTTACAAGAAAAGGCTGATGAATTAAAAAAGAATGCAGACTTACCTCCTAGTGAAAAGACAAGTGTTACAACTTACATCATTATCGGTGCAGGTGTGCTTGTTGCTATTACTGCTATCGTATTGATTGTAAAAGCAAAAAAGAAATAATCATGGCAACTGATAACAAAATATTATGGTTTGGTGCAGGGGTAGTAGGTACTATCCTTTTATTAAGATACTACAGCAAGAAAAAAGATGTAAAGGTTTCTGATTTGAAAAATCAAAATCCACCAATCATAGTTGGTATACCTGACCCAAATCCTGCTCCACTACCGACACCAAGTGGTTTAACAGCAAACCCTGTTACAATTAATGCTTTAGGAAGTGGTGTAAAGCCTCCTATTTATATGAGTGCTCAAAATTTAGTACCTAATATCTATGACAGAGGTGTAGGTGCTCCATTGTTTGCGAATGCAGATGCTGCTATGCAAGATAGTAAAGGTATTCAAAACAGATGCAGATGTGCAGTAAGTAACAGACCTCAAAGAAGTATTTTATCACAATTCAATCCATAAAAATGAAAAACGGAAAAAATTTACTAGCGTATGCTTTAGGACTTGTAGCACTAGGTGTTACAGTTTATGTAGTTTCTAAAAGTTGGAAAAGCGGACAAAAATAAAAAACATGGCTGAAGCATCAGAATTGTTACAGAAAGCTAAAGAGCTTAAATCAAAGTCTGATAGTATGGCTTTGAAAAAAACTAAAGGCACTATAACAGGAGGCTTTATTGGAATGGCGGGAGGGCTTTTAATAGGCTACTCCCGACAATACAATTTAGTCTCTTCAGCGTTTATAGGAGCTATCATAGGCGGTTTGGTATCACAATTACTATTACCTAAAGTAGAGGAATAATGGAAAAGAATACAAAAATATTAATCGGGGTAATTTCAGTAGTAGCAGTAGGAGGTATCTTATATGCTTTAAGAAGTAAATTATTTCCTAATAAAGTGGAAGGCAAAGTAGAAGGCGGTGGAGTCATTGTAGACCCAACAGCTCCAACATCTACTGAATTGACTGAAGAGCAAAAGAAGGCTTTAGTCGCTGCTAATTTAGCTTTGACGAACCCACTTGGTGCTGCATTCTTAAACACAGGAACGCAAAAACAAGCCTATGAAGTTAGAACTTTAGGGGGTAATCTAAACATAAGAAAGACCCCAAGTGCTAAAGGTGAGCTTGTAAAAAAAGTACTAAATAAAAGTACTTTATATGGCAATCCTTCTAGTGTTGCAGGTTGGCATGAAGTTTCTGAAGATGGTGGCAAAGTTATCGGCTATGCGTCTTCTTTGTACTTAGTAAAAAAATAAACATGAATATGGCTGAAAATCAAATTGATTTAGACCAACAACTTACCGCTAATCAACTTTTCAAAAAATATAAAGAAGATGGCGGTACACTCAATTTCTCAGAGTGGCTAACGAGAGAAAAAACTAAAGGAGTATTTCCTTTAAATAGTGGGTTAAATGAGGAAATCAATCTAACTTTAACCAAAATAAAAACTAAAAAGAAAGATATGGGAAAGACTGTATTAGGGATGCCTGTAAAAACTTTGTATATCGTAGGTGGTATAATCGTTTTAGCTGTTATTGCACGTCAAATAATGAAAAAGAAATAATATGAAACTAGGTGATGTACTCGTAGGTGTCTTAATTGGTGGCATAGCTGCTCACTTATATTATAGAGGCATGAATAAAGCCCCTAAAAAATTAATGACAGACGCTGAAGTAAAAGAAGTTATTGCTGATGCTACTAACGTAGAGTCATCAAAGTATACCAATGCTTTTTTGAAAGATTTTGAAGTTGTTTTACCACCCGTACAAGCAAGTAAGGCGGTAAAAGAAAAGGCTATGGAATCTCAAAAACGCAGAAGTCGTGTAAATCCTGATAAAATACAAACCCCGCTATATACTGATGCAATATAGCTACTTTATATATCAGCATTTTACACCTGATTCACAAATACCCTTCTATATTGGTAAAGGGAAAAAGAATCAGAATGGGTGTGGTAGGGCTAATTCTAAAAGGAATAGAAATACCTATTGGCATAATATTGTCAATAAACATGGGTATGTAGTTACTATAAGTCACAAGAATATATGTAACGAAGAGGCTTGTGTAATAGAAAAGTATTTGATTGACTTTTATGGCAGAAAAGATTTGAAAAAAGGTTGTTTAGTTAATATGACAGATGGTGGGGATGGTTCTGTAAATTATAAGCATAGTGAAGAGGCTAAAATAAAAATAGGGCAAAAAAGGACAGGTCAAAATAAGGGGAAAGACAATTTTATGTATGGTAAAAAGTTGTCTGAAGAGCATAGGAAAAAATTGTACGAAGGAGCTATGAGGGCAAATGCTTCAAGAGTAATAAGTGAAGAGACTAAGAAAAAAATAAGTGAATCAGTAAAAAAGCATTTTTTAGAAAATCCTGAAAGTAAATCTACTTTAAGAAGTCCTGAAAAGAGCATGAAACTTAGTAAAGCATTAAAAGGAAGAGTTATAACTGAAGAGTGGAAAAGAAAAATTAGCGAAACTAAAAAAATGAAAAATGCAATATAAGTTGTGGACGAGATATTCTCCATGCCGAGTTAAGGTTGTAGTGAAGACCACAAGTCCTCAAGTTATTGTATTAAAGGTATATGACGCAGGTCAGGCTAATACTTATTTTACTAATAGAACGAAGACAATAGACGGAACTCAGGACTTATATGTTAGGATGCCTTTAGCTCCTAATACTTGCGTTTTGAGTATCTATAATGAAAAGAATGGTAATCAAAAGAAAGGTGAAGACCCTACTTTTGAGGTACTAGAAGTTAAAAGAGAAGAGCTTGATATTACTTTGGGTCAAACCAAAATGGACACCCCATTAGTTAGAAACTTTGTGGCTTTTGCTCAAAAGTTCTGCTACAATGCGGGATGGCTTTCTGCAAAGAAAGACTATGTAAGTGCAGCGGGTAATTTCAAGATTGAATATTTGCCTTATATCATAAGCAGTAAAGGTCAGAAGATGGCTACACCTGCTAGAATAAGTACAAAGAATGGTAGGATTCAGGTTTCTCAAGAAGCCTTTTTGCCTTTCACTATTCCTATGAGAATGGCTATTTTACTACATGAGTTTAGCCACTACTATGTAAATAGTGATATAGCAAACGAAACTGAAGCTGACTTAAATGGGCTTACTATTTATTTAGGTTTAGGTTATCCTATTAAGGAGGCATATTCTGCATTTGGAGAAACATTTATTGGCTATCCAAGTCAGCAGAACAAATTAAGATACGACATCATTGATAAGTTCATTAAGGACTATATTGAGGAATATAAAATAAAAGACGTTTACGCAACGGGTAATTAAAAAATAAGTTATGAATAAAAAAGTATTAATTTCTTTAGCAATCGGTGGTGTATTATTGTATTTATACTTTAATAACCAAAAGAAAAAGACAGCTCAATCTCCTGATGATTCAGCGTCAAAACAAAAAATAGATTCATTAAAAGCAAAAATTAATAGTGATTTACCATCAGTTCTTGCAAGTAGTCCGAAGGATGCTAATACGGGGAGAAACGATGAAGCTAAAGCTACTTTTGACAGGTTAAAAAAAGCATTAGACGCTAATTTAATGAGTGTTGATGAGTTACAAAAGGTAGCTGATGCACTAGACGCTAGATTAAATAAGTATGTAGGTACTAAAAATATTGCACAAATTAGTAGTGAGGCTAAGGAAGTATTTGCTAAATATCAAATAGGAGAATAATTATGAATAAAAAAGTAGTTTTTTACGTTGGACTTTATGCAGTAGTGGCTTATGGAGCTTACTATATGTTTTTCTCTAAAAACGCTTATGTAAAAACCATCAAAAAGACAAACAATTATGGTGGTTCTGCAGAGGATTTAAAAAAACTAGTAGGAATGAACTTTTTAAGACCTTGGGCTAAAGCTGCAAAAAACAATGTTCCAACATTTGAATTTGAGGGTAAAACCTACAATACCAAAGGTGGTAAAATAGTAAGATAAAAAATAATTAAAATGAAAGTATATCAGTATTATAAGGAATTACCACAATGGGCTAAAGGTTTAGTTGTAGTAGGTGGTGCTGCTGCTTTATTTTTCGTAGGAAAGAAACTTTACACGATTGTATTTCCTTCAGCGGAAGAGAAAAGAAATGCAGAATTAGGTAGAAACATTGATACCGAAATAGTTAAACTACAGAAATCTCAAAAAGCTACTTTTCCTGAAAGTACCTATAATACACTAGCAAATACAATATACAATAGTATGAAATTCGCTGTTGGTGATGACTATGGAGCTGTACAAGATTCTTTAAAAAAGATGAAAAACGACTTAGATGTTGCTAAACTTATAAAAGCCTTCGGTAGCCGTCAAGACTATGCTTTTGGTATTCCTGTTGGTGGTAAGATGGATTTGTTTACTTATGTTAAAAAGGAATTAGGTAACGAGTGGGGTGGCTTAACCGCTTACAGAGTTACTGATATAAATAAAGATTGGGCTGCTAAAAAAATAACATATACAATATAAAATTAGGTTATGGCTATAGACATGATTGAACAAAATGAGCTTGGTGCTCTTGCTCCTTCAAGAGTAGGTAATGACAGATGCTTTGTAGACGAAAAATCTAAAAGTTATTTAGGATTTACAGGCGAGGAAGACTTTTACAACCTATTTGGAAGCCAAAAGCGTAAAGCGTCTGTTGCTCAAGTAGAGAAAGATGCAAGAGCAAAGTGGGCTAGTTATAACACCAAAACCTGCGGTGGAATAGATAGTTTACTCCAAGATGCTATGGTAGAGAGAGAAAGAATTACTAAGCAAATGGCTCAAGGTGGAGGCTTTGAACTACCTATTCAAATGAAAATTGTAGTAGAGGCTGAAGCCAACGCTAAAAGGTTAAGAAATCAGTACGATTGCGTAAACATAGCTGAAACTCAAAAGAAGGAAGCTGAAAGGAAAGCTCTTTTAGATACCCTCACAAATGTATCTGATACAGCGGTAGATAAAGCAAAAAATGATTTACTTGGTCTTGATATGGGAAAGGATGAAAAAAGTGCAGGTGGAATCAATAAAAATTTATTAATTTACGGTGGAATTGGACTAGGTGCACTAGTTGTAATTGCGTTAATATTCAGAAAATGAAATCGTTAAAGCCACTTTTAGTATTTACAGGGTTAGCCGTAATCGGTTATGCCCTTGTTCGCTATTATAAGCAGCAAATCAACTTCCTTAAAGATATTACTTATCAAGTAGTAGGCTTAAAGGTGGTGAAGGTAGGTTTAGACAATATCTCTTTGGATATTACAAACCGCATTTATAATGCGTCAAACGTGGAGGCTACAATTAAGGAAATGTACCTTGATTTCTCAATCAATGGTGTTAAAGTGGGTAACGTGAATGATGTAAAAGATATTGTAGTTTTACCTGCAAAAACAACGGATGCTACATATAGATTCAGCTTTGACCCTAGACTTGTTTTAGGTAATTTAGTGAATTTAGTGTCACTTACCGTAGCAGCTAAGGACATGACATTTGAGGCAAAAGGCTTTGTAAAGGTGGAAAGTGGATTTATCAAAACAACTATACCTTTTGAGTATAAAAATAATTTTAAGAGCTTAATAAAATAATAAAATGGGAGCAACAAACATTTGGACATATACCCTTACCAATGATAGTTTATCAGTAGCTGCATCAGACAATGCTGTGAGGCTTAGTGTGATATGCCGTTTGGGTACAATAACCGTAGCAGGTAGTGGTACGTTTCAAAGTATTGCTTCGGACCCTGTAACCTTAAATGAAGGACAAGGTGTTACCATAACAGCATCGGTTGTATCAAACCCGATTGACGGAGTGACGATTGACGCAGGGACAGCAGGGGACATAGCAGAAATAGTTATATCTAAGTCATAAAGATTTTCTTACACAAAAAAAAACCATAAAAAATGCAAGATTTCATTATCAGCGAGGCAACAAAAATTTTCTGTAAAGGCATAAAAAGATATGCTGCAGAAGCGAAAAAAGAAGAGCATGAAGTTTCTTTAATGCTTTATTTGAAAGGGGAGGAAGAGGAAGGATATAAAGTGTGTTACAATAACCAACCTGTAAAAGAGGTTAGTTTAAAAGATATTTTGAACGTAAAATTTGATTTGAAGGGGTATACAATGTTTGTACCTCCACATATCATTGGGTTCTTAAACGGATTTAAAGAGGAGTTAGGTAGCGAACAAGTTGATGTTTGCGTTTATTTGGATAAAGAAGATGACGAAAAATGCAGATTCTTTCTATTTAATGCAGGTAAATTTGTTAAAGAGGTATATCTAACTGAATTGATAAAAGTATAAATAAATCATAATGAGCAACTTTTTGGGTACAGACTATTTTGGGTTTACTTCAGGCGGTAGCGGTGGAGGTGGAGCTTCGGGCTCTTCAGGTACTAGTGGTCAAACCTTTGGTACAAGTGGTACTTCGGGTATGGGTACTTCGGGTACTAGTGGCAGCTCAGGCACTTCTGCGAGTTCAGGTAGCTCAGGCACTGCAGGTCTTACAGGGACTAGCGGTACGTCTGCTTCAAGCGGAAGTAGTGGCTCAAGTGGTAGCTCAGGTGCATCAGGAAGCTCAGGGGTAAGTGGAACAGCAGGAACAGCAGGGTCATCAGGCACAAGTGCTTTGGGCTCTTCAGGAACTTCGGGCAGTTCAGGTCTTACAGGTACAAGTGGTGTTAGTGCAGCGGGTACGCTTAAAACTTATACTGTTGTAATCAATACGGTGAATGGTGCTTTAAGTGCTGTAGCTAGTGCAACAGACCCTGTGGGTGCAAGTTTAATTGGTGCAGCGGGTTGGTCATTTACGATTGATTCAGGTAGTCAGTTTACCATAGGTCATCCTTTAGGAAATGTAATAACAAGTGCATGGACAAATGGTGTAAATGGTTCTAATGTGCTTACAAGAACTTTTACGGGTAACACCACAGGTAACTATTCCATGTTTCAAGATAGCGGATATACTACAATAACTTTTTATAGTTTATCAGGAACTCTTGCAGGATATGCAACCGTTGGTGCTGCAACTCTTACAATTTATTTCTTTGCAAAAGTTTAATCTGATGTATGGCGAGTTTGATAAAACCACCTATTACAATACCTGCGAGTATAAACTTCGGTTCTACAAGTGTAGTATCGACTTATGTAAACGCACTTAGTCCTTGGAATGGTTCACCATTCACTTTTGAATGTGATTTAACTATTGAAATCCAAGAGACAAGTAGTTATGATACTACTCCACCTCTTTACTATACTTCTACAAATATTGAAGTTGGTATGTGGCTTGGTTTACCAAATGGTAACTGCTACAAAATCTTGTCTATTTCTAATATTGGCGGTGAGTTCAATACGAGCTGTACGGTAGTTTTACAAGACGTAGACCTTTACAACCTTGTTGTAGATAATACAGGCATGGGAAACAATTTCCCTCCTGAAGGCTTTATAGGTGTTATATTCAGATTAGGTGATGACGGACTTCCTATTGTTACGTCTACAGAACAAATTAGAAGCCAAATCGGTGATTTATCAAATTGGCTCAATGACCTACATGATAGGTTCAGATTCAGAAACTACATAACTGACTTTTTCTGCATAGACCCCAACGATACCACTTATTCAGGTATTGCTGTGGGTGATTTTGTTAAACTAAATAGTTCAGGCAAGTTTGTCAAAGTAACTTCTACTTTAGAACCCAATATCGTTCAGATTGCGGGTATGGTTACTTCTGCAGATACCCCTGAAAATGGAAATCTTCGTGTAAGACCCGTTGGTCGTATTGTAAGTGGCTTACCTACCTTAGTTGGTGACGTGGGTGACGTGCTTTACTTTGACCCATCGGGTGTAAATAATTTATCTACTACTCCCCCTGCAGTCGGTGATGCGTACCCTGTTTATATTAAGATAAACAACACTACAGCTATCATGAACCAAAAGAGCCTTAGTGGTTCGTCAGGTACGGCAGGGACTAGTGGCACGAGTGGAAGCTCAGGTACGAGTGCTTCAAGTGGTAGTTCAGGCACTAGTGGTACGTCTGCTACTTCAGGTAGCTCAGGCAGTTCAGGTAGCTCAGGGACAAGTGGCTCGTCAGGTTCAAGTGGTACGAGTGCAAGTTCAGGCAGTAGTGGTACGGCAGGGACAAGTGGCACGTCTGCAACGTCAGGTAGCTCAGGTTCAAGTGGCACGAGTGCAAGTTCAGGTTCGTCAGGTACGACAGGCACTTCGGGTACGGATGGCAGCTCAGGCACTGATGGTAGCTCAGGCACTGATGGAAGTTCGGGCACGAGTGCAAGTAGTGGCACGTCAGGTACGTCTGCTTCTGCAGGTACTAGTGGCAGCTCAGGTACAAGTGCAAGTTCAGGTTCGTCAGGCACTGATGGTAGCTCAGGCACTGATGGTAGCTCAGGTACGGATGGCAGCTCAGGTACGAGTGCATCAAGTGGCACATCAGGAAGTTCAGGCAGTAGTGGTACGAGTGCAAGTTCAGGTTCGTCAGGAACTACAGGCACGTCAGGCACGTCAGGGAGCTCAGGCAGTAGTGGAACGAGTGCTTCAAGTGGTACTTCAGCAACGTCAGGGAGCTCAGGCACTAGTGGAACAGATGGCAGCTCAGGCACAAGTGGCACGAGTGCAAGTAGTGGTACGTCAGGCAGCTCAGGCACTTCAGCATCAAGTGGTACATCAGCAAGTTCAGGGTCTTCAGGGACAACAGGAACGAGTGGTGTAAGTGGTGTTGCGGGTGGTCTTGTATACTACTTAAATGAGTCTTTAAATACAAATAGTGCATTTGGTTCTCCTACATATAAGCAGTGGTCTCCTATTGGTACAACAACAGGCGAAACCACAGTTGTCACTACTTTAAATCAAAATGTAAGAACTCTAATTGCAACTTATGCAACAGATAGTGGTGTGCCTAATTTTACAAGTATTCCTGCAGGGAATTGGGCTTGGGTAACACACTTTGCAATAAATACAAATGCAAATGTCGCAGTAGACATTGAATTATATAGCTATACAACAGGTGGTGTAAGTACTTTATTAGGTACTACAAACCTAGACACTGAAGCTATGGCTACAGGTGTCATTAAAGAATTTTTTACTGATTTATTCTTAGGTCAAACAGCATTAAATGCAACAGATAGGGTTTATTGCCAAATCTATGCAGAACATGACGGTGGTTCAGGTAAGATATTAACTTTTTATACAGAAGGTACAAGTAACTACTCATACGCACAAACTACTTTTAACCCTCCAAGTGGTACGTCAGGTACTTCAGGGGCGAATGGCACAAGTGGTACGGATGGTAGCTCAGGCACTTCTGCTAGTTCAGGTACAAGTGCTTCAAGTGGTACATCAGCCACATCAGGTAGTTCAGGCACTAGTGGTACGGATGGCAGCTCAGGCACGAATGGTTCGTCAGGTACGAGTGCAACTTCAGGCAGTAGTGGTACTTCTGCAACGTCAGGGAGCTCAGGAACTGATGGCTCTTCAGGGAGCTCAGGAACTGATGGTAGCTCAGGGACGAGTGGCACAGCAGGAACTGATGGTTCGTCAGGTACTTCTGCAACGTCAGGCAGCTCAGGAACTTCGGGTGTAAATGGTTCGTCAGGTACTTCTGCAACGTCAGGTAGTTCAGGCACATCAGCTAGTTCAGGTAGTTCAGGTAGTTCAGGCAGTAGCGGAACTTCAGGAGAAAATGGTTCGTCAGGAACTAGTGGCAGCTCAGGAAGTTCAGGGAGCAGCGGTTCTAGTGGTACGAGTGCAACGTCAGGCTCTTCAGGGAGCAGTGGCAGTTCAGGCAGTTCAGGCACTAGTGGAAATTCAGGCACTAGCGGTTCAAGTGGTACGAGTGCAAGTTCAGGCACGTCAGGTTCAAGTGGTACGTCAGGCAGCTCAGGCAGTAGCGGTAGCTCAGGCACAAGTGCAAGTTCAGGAAGTAGTGGTTCAAGTGGTACGTCAGGCAGCTCAGGAACAAATGGTTCGTCAGGTAGTTCAGGCTCTTCAGGAGTTGGTGCTGTAATAGTTTTAGGTGCAGGGACTTGTTCATCAGTAAGATGCGGTGTCTCAAACACTGCTTGTGGGGATTATTCTGCTGCTTTAAGTGGTCAATGTAACACAGCTTGTGGATGTCATTCATTTGTTGGTGGAGGGTGTAATAATATAGCAGCATGTAATTATTCAACTGTTTCAGGTGGTTATCTAAATGTAGCAACTGGAGCCTTTGCTATATCAGGTGGTGGTCAAGGTAATACAGCAAGTGGATATGCTTCTTTTGTAGGAGGAGGTCTCTTTAATACAGCAAGTGGAGGTAATGCTAATACTGGTGGTTCTTTTGTAGGAGGAGGTAATAATAATACTGCAAGTGGAGTATATTCAGCTATTGTAGGGGGTGTAGGAAATACAACTACATGTTATAATACATTTGTAGGTGGTGGTTATTCAAATGCAGCTAGTGGATGTACATCATCTATTAGTGGTGGTGAATGTAATAATGCAATTGGTAATTTTTCATTAATAGGTGGTGGACAATGTAACACAGTTAGTTCAGATTATGGTAGCTTAATTAGTGGTGGTCTTTTTAATACAATTTGTGCGTCTGCTCCTAATTCAACAATTAGTGGTGGATATTGTAATACAGTTAATGGCTCACAAGGATTTATTGGTGCAGGGTATAACAACACAATTAGTGGTGGTGTTCTTTCAAGTATTGTTGGTGGTGTAAATAACAACATTCTTGGTACAGCAGGAAATGCTTGCGAATCTTTTATAGGGGGTGGTTTTTGCAATAGAATATGTGATGTTAATAATTCATCTATTGTTGGTGGTAGTAGTAATACAATTAGATGTAATGGATTTGGTTCATTTATAGGCGGTGGTTATAACAACACGGCTTGTGGTCAAAACTCATTTATAGGTGGTGGATATAGTAATACAGTTAGTTCAGATGACAGTAGTGTAATTAGTGGTGGTATTGGTAATACAATTTGTGCAACTGCTCCTAATTCAACAATTAGTGGTGGTGTTAATAATACAATTTGTGAAAACAGTTCTTCGTCAGCTATTGTTGGTGGTAGTGCTAATACAATTAGATGTAATGGATTTGGTTCATTTATAGGCGGTGGTTATAACAACACAGCTTGTGGTCAAAACTCATTTATAGGTGGTGGTTATGGCAACGTTGCTAGTGCAAGTTATAGCGGTGCATTTGGTTGTAATTTAAATGCAAGTGCTGCTTGTACAATGTATTTTAATAATGTTTGTGTTTGTGGTACATTAAGTAAAGCATCAGGTTCATTCAAGATTCCTCACCCTGACCCTATTAAATCAGAGCAAGGTAAGTTCTTAAAGCACTCATTCGTAGAATCACCAACAGCAGGAGATAACATTTATAGATTTAATGTTACAGCTATAAACTGTAGTGCTTCTATTCAATTACCTGATTACTATAGCTTATTGAATAGTAACGACCAAGTGTTTGTAAATGCTAAAAGCCATTTAGGATATGGATTTGGTGTTGTAAATGAAGCACAAACAGAAATTGATATTACAACAAACTCTGATGGAGAATACAATGTTCTCTTAATTGGAACTAGAAAAGATAAATTAGCTTTAGATGCTTGGAATGGCACAGAAGTTAATGATGTAGAATAATAATTTTAAAACTTAAAAAACAAAAAAAATGGCAAACTTACAAGAATTACAAGCTCAATTACAAGCTAAAGAACAAGAAGTTCAACAAGCTAGAGAAGCTAAAATACAGGCTTATCTAGCAGATGTCCAAGCTAAAGAAGAAGCTAGGAAAGCAGCAGAGGCAGCTAAATCTGATGAAGAGAAAGCAGCAGAATTAGTAGCAAAGATTGCAGCATTAGATGCTAGTTTAGTAGAAATCAAAAAATAATCATGAAAAACTTAATTTTTTCCATTTCAGGCGGTATCGGTAAGTCAATTACTGCCACTGCTGTTTGTAAAGCCATAAAGAAAAAATACCCTAACGATAAGCTAATCGTACTTACAGGTTACCCTGAAGTTTTCTCAAATAGTAAAGATGTAGATATGGCTTTTGGCTTTGGTCAAGAAGCCTATTTCTATTCTAAATACATAGAGAACCAAGACGTAATCATTATGGCAAATGAGCCATACAATGTTACTGAGCACATTTTATGTAAAGAGCACCTTATTGAAACATGGTGCAAAATGTTTGATGTGCCATACGATAACGAACAGCCTGAAGTTGTAATCAACGAAAGGGAAAGAATGTTCTATAAGCAAAAATTTCAGTCAGACAGACCTATCATGTTAATTCAAACAAATGGTGGTGCTGCAGGGCAAGAACTAAAATATTCATGGGCTAGAGATATTCCTAGAAATGTAGTAGAAAAAGTAATCAAAGCCTTTTCGGGTGAATACAACATTATTCATGCAAGAAGAGAAGACCAACCTTCTTTTGAAGGTACTTTTTCTGTTACTGATAACTTCAAAGGCATGGCAGTTCTTTGTGAAATGAGTGAGAAAAGATTTTTCATGGATAGCTTCTTACAACACACCGCTGCTGCAATCAAAAAGCCTTCAACGGTTTTATGGGTAGCAAATACCCCAAAAGTATTTGGATATGATATTCATGACAATATACTAGCAGCTCCTTTTACAGTGAAGCCTGATTTGAAATCTTCAGTATTTAGTAAATTCAATATTATTGGTTTATTAGAGGAGTTTCCTTACAATAACGAAGATGAAATATTCAATGCAGACGAAATAATTGAATCTATAAGAAAACAAGAGAAGGCGGGTAATTAACCCGCTTTTTTTATTTCCTCAATTACCCTTTCAGCACTAATAGACTTATGGCACTCAAAAGCCTGTGGAGTCTCTTCATGTTCGGGGCAATATTCCCAACGACCTTTGTCAAAAAGAAACATAGGATTGTTCCAACAGCCATGACATACTGATTCATCAGTTATTCTAATACAATCAGTTTGGAACTCATGGTCTTTGGTGCTAAAATTAGCAATCATAAATACCCTTTTACGCATAGCAAAAGAAAGCCATGAAATTCCTGAACTGAGCCCAATATAAAACTCTGCATGGTGCAGATAGTTCATAACAGAAGGAATACTTTTATCTAAAACTTCAGTAAGATTATTTAGTTCTGTCTTTTCTTTTGATACCTCACAAACCTGATATCCCTCAGATACCAACCAATCTACAAGCTCTTGCCAATAGTCCCAATATTTTAGTTTAGCTGTGCTATGTATTGAAATACAAACATATTTCTGCTCAATGGGTCTATTACTTGGAGTAAAGTCTAAAGCAGGAATAACCTCTCTAAAATCTAAATTCAAGATATTAGTTGCTGCCTTTTGCAGTGGGATAGTAACAGGATGCTGAGGCTCTTTGGCTTTGTTATAAAACCAACCTAGTTCAAACATACCTACTATGTTTTGCACCACAACCCCTCTACCAACGAACTCTAATTCGGGGTAAGCCTTTTCAAACAAGTGATTCATAAAAGTAGAAACAATAACCTCACAGCCATAGTCTTTTCTAAACTCTTCACAATAAGGCATCCAAGCCAAAGTATCACCTAAGCTCTTGCTTTCAAAAGATATGAAAACCCTTTTTCCTCTTATTTCGTCTAATATGTTTATCTGCTTGATAGTTCTGCCTTCAAACCTTACTAAAACCATTAAATCAGACAGATACTTGCGGTCTAATCTTGACCAAGTACCAACTTTCATTTTGGTTTCATAAATGGTCTTATTGGTTTCTCTTTCTACAAAAGATACATCGTACTCTCTGTTTTTGCCTTCATCACTTTTGATTTCAAAGAAAAGTCCGTTTACATGGTGCAGATTATATTCCATCATTTTACTTATTGTATATGTTTAGATACTTACTTTTTACTTCGTCACTTGTATTTTGTACACCTACAAGCTCATAGGCTTCATACATTTTTTTAAGGTAGCCAACGATTGTAGACCAATCATGCTGTTTTCTGTCAATAAGCATTTTAGCTCTTATATCTTCATAGTTATCATATACAAAATCTATTTTGTTGCATATTTCGTCTACTTCAAGTGCTTTTAATACTTGTAAGCCTTCTATGTGTCTACTGCCATCATAAGACCCAACGATAGGCAAACCACAAGCCCAAGATTCTAAAAGTGTAATATTAGGGCTACCAAATTCAAGATAAGAAGGGTGTAGAAAAACGCTGTGCTCATGGAAGTATTGTAGCTTTCTGTCTTCTGTTGGGTTAGTGGCATCTACTGTCAGTTTATCATATTCTAAGAGGTCACTATTCAATTCAAAGAACTTAGCATTCGCTTCAGTACCAACAATAGTTATAGGTAAGTCAAGTTTTTTGGCAGCTTCAATACCTAATCTAAAACCTTTCCTATCCAAAGAATAGTCCCCTGCCATTCCATTGGCAGCTACCATAAGTAGCTTCTTTTCAGTTACAGGGTATTTATTTGGGATGTAGTATTTAGTATCTACTCCATGTGGTAAGTAAAATAGCTTGTCGGTAGAATCAAAGAAATTTAAAACCGATTCAGCATGACAAATAGAAAATACAGAACCTTTTATGGCTTGTAGCTGATTATTGTATAGCCAACTTCCTTTTCCATAGTGAGCAGAAGTGTGGTCATGGTTAGAGTAGATATAAGGTATACCCATCTTTTGAGCCTCTAAACAAAGATTAGCAACGTGGATATGAGCTATAACACTCTCATCAGTTGGCACTTCATTTAGCCATTTAATTTCACATTCAACACCTAAATTCCTCAAACCATTTTGGTATTCAGATTGAATAAGCTCCACAGCTCCCCACCTTCTTTGCCCTGTGTTTTCAATAGGTATATGTCCTGAAATCACTTGAATTACTTTCATAAAAATGTTTTATTAGTTCTGTCAATAGTTGAATATCCATCAAATTGAGTAGTTATTCTTTCATGAAGGATTGCCATAATGTAAGGTGAATTAACAAATACCGAATTGTAGAACATATCACTTGCGTCCCATCTGTGAGTCCTTAGCTTTTCTTTAAGCCATTTTTTTACCTTAATAGGGAACATAATACATTGAAGTCCTATAATGTGATTGGTTATGTAAAGCAGGTCTTGGTTAGGTATTTCTCTAACTACAGGGGATTGTAGCCACCCATGTTCAAGTGTTGCTTTGTCTCCATAAGACATATAACCTATGTTGTTATCTACTATTGTAGGGCAAGTTGATTCTACTTTTTTAATAAAATCTTCTAGTGGTATTTCTATTTTACAATCACCTTCACAAACAATCAAAAAGTCACAATCTTCAAATTCAGTTAAAATAGCTTCTTTAAAAGCTAAATAGCAGCCATAGTGACTTGGGGTAAGTGCAGTTCCAAGACGCTGAATTGTTTGTTCATCGAAGAGTTCGTATGAAACACAATCGGGTCTTTGGCAGTTGTGTTTAGGTGGCAAGTCTTGGTATGGTGTATTGGTGTGCAAGATATATTCCCACCCATACTCTTTGACTCTTGAAAGTTGCTCTCTGCTTTTTTGTTCTTTTTCATCGTTTCTAGTAGTTTGAATGTGTACTAATTTAATCTTTGGTCTTTTGTTCCATTTGAAATGACCTGTATTACTATATTTAGGTAATGTCTCTTCATTAATCTTATAGTGTTCTTTTTTGTAAATCACATCACCATCATAAAAATCTAAAGTCACAAGTATTTCCTCACCTGAATAAACAAACTCCTGCATAGCTTCATTAGTCTTATTTATTTCAATGATTTTCATAAAATTGAAATTCTTACTATCTATGCTCAGTTTTACCTTTCTGTCATCTATATTGTAGGTATAGAAGTAAAACATAAAAGTATTTTCTTTGCCCTTAACCGATAAAATAGAATAGTATTCAGAATTTGAAGCCACCCCTAAACCACTATGTATCAGTAGTGTTTGAGAACGATTATCTTTAAATACAACTTCATTATTTGTATTATTGTTTCTGATTACTTTAATCAATAAGTCCTCTAAAAAGTTTTCTGCTCCAACTATTTGACATAGCTGATTGTACTTGTCAGGTGTGCGTATATCTTCAAAAGCCTGTAAGAAATAATCGGTATCAAAGGTCATTCCATTGGTTTGCACTCCTTTTCCAAATGGTGTATCTAAAGTCCCTAAATAAGCTCCTTTGGTATTTTTTACAGACTCAAAGCTATCTTCTATTGTAGGTATGTCTCTTTCGTCTATTATAACGTCATAAGTGGTATAAAAAAACCTCTTATAACCCATTTGTTTTGCGTACTTGGCAGAGGTAAGTAGATTGGTATAAACGCACAAAGATTGGTTGCTATCTTTAAGCCCATTGATATTTATTTCAGCATGGTATTCGTCTGTGGTTCTAAAAAATCTTGTATAATAAGAATGGTGCGTTAGTGGGTTGTACTTGTCATAAATATAGTGCTCTACTAATTTTTGGGTATCTGTATCAGCAGGTAAATGAGAAATGAGTAGTATATCCCTGCCTATTGGTTTGAGGCTCTTAATGGTGTCCTTTGTTAGTTGTATTCTACTTTTTAAATTTGGGTAAGTACCTATAATGATTAATTCGTCATTTGACCCATACAAATTTATAGGACTAGTAAGACTTATAACCTTATTTGTATCTTCTGATAAGTCACCTGATAAAAAGCTAAAGTCTTTACTAGTATTGTATTTATTTAGATAAACGTCTAAATTGTACATGAGTTTTGGAAGGTCTTGATATTTAGCAGCCTCTTTAATTACAAGGGGATTTAATTCCTTATTGCCCTTATCACCTTTTGAAGTAAATAGAAATAAGTCTGCAGCTTGTAAGAATGTTTCTGTATCTGACCTCTCACCCCAAATGGTACAATTTTCAGGTTTTTTGTCCATGAGTGGTTTCCAATAAAACGCAAAGTTTTCAGCCTGATTGCCAATAAAATGAAACTTTATTTTGTAGTCAGAAAGTCTTTCAGCTAGTTCAAAAGAATACTTTTGGTTTTTACGAGGAGTGAAAAGTCCAATGATAACAACGTGCTTATAGTCATGCTCAAGTTCTAATGTTTCTCTAGCCTCTTTTTTATTTCTTTCTATGTAGTCTATTGGGTATTCTACAACTGAAGTAGGTATTTCTAATTCTTTGTACATGAGTGAATTGTAAGCACTAACAAATACAAATTCATCAGGAGTATATATTTTGTTTTTTGGGTTAAAGCTACTATCATGCGTAGTTTCATAAATCTTATAACTTCTTTCAGAGTGGTATATCCAATCAGCTATAGCTTTGTCCATAAACATTTCAGGGAACTCCTCCATAGATATAATATCAGGCTTAAAGTCCTCAATAATCTTTTTTAGCATTCCTGACTTATCAGCACTTAAAGAATGAAAGTTATCTAATCCTACGAGGTCAATAATTCTATTTCTTTGTACAACAAATTGATACGCTAAAAAGCTATATTCTACGACCTTTATTTCAAAATCATTCTTTAGTAATTCCACTTTATTGACACTAAATTGACCACTTCCACCTGTAGAATAGTGCGGAGAAATAATAAGTAGTTTCTTTTTCATATTAATCTATTTCTAAAATTCTGTTCAATACATTTATTATAAAAGGATGGCATTCATATGTAGGCTTATCTTCCAAACATTTGATAAGAGGTGCTACTCCTTGTATATCCCCCCATTGTTTAACTCCGTATTTCATATCTGAAGCACATTCCAAGCCACAAGTACCTCTCACATAGTCATACTTGTAAACACCTTGTCTACCTCTTCTGTATGGCATTCTAAATTCAGGTTTGATTGAAGAGCCCAAATGAATGATATGGGTGTCAGTAGTCCCTGCAAGGTGTAAAAGCCCTGAATCCATTGTAACAAAGCAGTGAGCTTTATTTATAAGATGCCAACAATCAGAAATAGAAGTCTTATTCATGAGGTTTATTCCTTTCTCTATTTCAAAGTTGAATACAGGTTTGTCTACGTTGAAAAATCCCGTTTCAGAAGAGTCTTTGCCTATAGATATTACGTTGTAGCCCAAATCATTTAAGCTATTCGTGAGTTGCATCCAATTCTCTGCTTTCCAAGTTCTTGCCTCCCAAGTAGATACAGGGTGTATCAAAACATATTTTTCGGGGACTTCTATTGTAAGGTCTGTTAGTGGCTTGTAAAAACATTCCATTTCATTTTTGCCTAACATAAAACCCAAATGAATAGCATGGAACTGACGAATGTCCATCATGTTATGCTTGTATTCAATACCTCTTTCATTTCTTTTACCTACGTTGTAAAAAGAGTTGTGCATGAGGTAGTTTTCATTAAAATAACCCATATCAACAGAGCTAGACTTAAAGCTCTTTTCGACATAAGGGTTAGTCTTAAATAGTTCAGGCATCTTGGATAAGATAGTTACCTTTTGCCCGTAAGAATCGTGTATCTTTTTGATTGTAGGAGTAGCACAGATTAAATCACCCAAACCGTTGCATTCGGTCAGGTTCAAACAAATTGGCTTCATTTATGGTTTTTTTTCGCCATAAATTTAGTATATTTTGATTAAAACATTTACATTTACATCAAAATAAACAAAATGACCATAAAAGTAAGTGTAGGTGAGCTATTTGATAAAATAGCCATACTCGAAATAAAAAGGTTCAGAATAACCGACCCTGAAAAGCTCCACAACGTACTAAAAGAGTACAATTACCTATGTAAAAAGGCACTTAAATTAGACAAAGGATATGCGTCTACAAGGGAGTTTAAGAAGCTATACAAAATAAACCTCATTCTTTGGGAAATAGAGAACTCTAAGCGTTCACATGAGAAGTCTAAAGACTTTGGTGCTGAATTTATTGAACTTGCTAGAAACGTATATAAGTTCAATGATAAAAGGGCTTTGGTCAAAAAGGCTATCAATACAAACTACAATTCTGAAATCATAGAGGAAAAATCATACAAATAGTTATGGAAAAATTATTCTTTCAAAGTTCGCTGCCTCGTGCAGGTTCAACCCTTTTACAAAATATTTTAGCTCAAAACCCTGATATATATGCAACTCCTACAAGTGGTGTATTAGAGCTGATATTTGGAGCTAGAGCTAATTATACAACTTCACCTGAGTTTATAGCTCAAGACGCTGAACTTATGAAAAAAGGTTGGCAGTCCTTTGCAAATGCAGGTATGGACGCTTTTTACAATGCAATTACTGATAAGAAATATGTTATAGATAAATCTAGGGGGTGGGGAATCCACTACGATTTTTTACATTTTGTTAGACAAGACGAACCCAAGATTATTTGCATGGTTAGGGATTTGAGGGACGTTTTTGCATCTATGGAAAATAATTTTAGAAAGCATCCTGAAAAGCAATCAGATATACTTGATTGGGCTAAAGGTCAAGGTACAACTGTACCAAAGAGAGTAGATATATGGGCTGCAGGACAGCCTGTAGGTCTAGCAATAGAAAGACTTTCAGAGATATTTAGAATGGGTACAGATAGTAAAATGCTGTTTGTAAAATTTGAAGACCTATGCTTATATCCTGATACTGAAATGACAAGAATTTATCAGTATTTAGATATACCTTTTTATAAGCACGATTTTGATAACATAGAACAAGTAACAAAAGAAGACGATGAAGTTTATGGCACATTTGGTGACCATGTCATTAGAACTAAATTAGAACCTGTCCCTTCTAAAGCAAAGCAATTACTTGGCAAGGATGTGAACAATTGGATTTACGAAAATTATAAATGGTTTTTTGAACAATTCCGATATAGTAAGTAATGAAGACAAAATTTCAAATAGGTTTATATCAACTTGATAAAAAGGATTTTAGAAATGCTTTTCATGTAAACAAGTTAATCTATGCTTTGTTTCCTAAAGATAATGCTGTTACAAGTTCTATTATAGAAGGATGGCAATATGAACCTTATTTGTTTGACTTTCTTGACAGAAATCAAATAGATTGTGAAGGGAAAGATATTATTGATGTAGGAGCTAACAACGGTAATTTTGCTATTGACTTTGCTCATTTAGTTGGTGACCATGGTAGAGTTTTTAGTTTTGAACCACAGCGTATCATATACTATCAATTGTGTACTAATGTATTCCTTAATGGATTAGACAATGTATTTTGTCAAAATGTAGCAATTGGAAATGGTATCGAAAAAGAAGTTTTCATACAGACTCCTGATTATCACAGTAAAGAAGATGTTAATTTTGGAGATGTAAGAGTTAGTAATAATGGAGGAGACATAGTTCAACAAAGAGCTTTAGATAGTTTTACATTTGGGGATGTTGCATTTATTAAAATAGATGTACAAGGGTATGAATCTCATGTTATTGATGGTGCTAAAGAAACTATTAAGAAACATAGACCTTATATGTTTATAGAGTTTGAGAATCACCTATTGAAAGAACAAGGAACATCAGAGAATGAACTTAAAGCTAAAATAGAAGAGTTAGGATATGTAGTAAAACAATTTCAAGAGGGTAAACCATATCAAACATATAGTGGTAAGTGTCTTGATTGTGTTGCTATTCCTAAAGAAAGATTTGAAAAATTTAATTACATAATACCATGATTATAGTACTATTCGGTCAGCCTCATAGTGGTAAAACAACATTAGCAAAAGAGGTTCAATCAGAACTATTTTTAGAAAGAGGTATTTCAACCCCAATTATAGATGGGGACGATATTAGAGAGCTTTTTAAGAATAAAGATTTTTCAAAAGAAGGTAGAATTAAGAACTTACAAAAGATAAGTGACATAGCTACCTTTATGAATAACAAGTATTATGAAGTAATCGTTAGTGCTGTTTATCCAATTAAGGAGGCTAGAGAGTATTTGGAGGAGCTTTGTAAAGGTCAGATTGTATGGGTCTACCTACAATATAATGATATAAGGGGTAGAGAGTCCTTTCATGTAAAAGATTTCGACATACCTAACGAATTTGAAATGTCTAATTTATTAATATTAAATACTACAAATAATGGAATCAAACACTGCGTCAAAGAAATATGCTCTTTTCATAGGAAGGTATCAGAGTCTTCACGAGGGACACAAATACCTATTTAGAAAGAAAATAACTGAAGGTATACCCGTTTTGATTGGTATTAGGGACGTTCCTACAGACCAAAAAAATCCTTTTACTGCACAGCAGGTCATGACTATGTTTACTCAAGACCAAGAAACTTTTGGGTGGATTTCAGAAGGAATGATGAAAGTTATGGTGATACCTGACATTGAGGGTGTTTACTATGGCAGAGACGTTGGCTATAAAGTAGAGCAACTATCAGTTCCCCCTGAAATAGCAGAAATATCAGCTACCAAAATCAGAGAACAACTAAAACAATTACACAATGCGAGTATCGGCTAGTAGGCACTTGGCTAAAACAATATCTTACAGGCTTTTGAGCACTTTAATCGGGTTTTTGATTATGTGGTGGGCTAGTGGCTCAATTAAGGTAGGTGCAGCCTTTGGAGTAGCAGAAATACTGTATAAGCCCCTGCAATATTATATTCATGAGAGAATTTGGTATAAATACATTAAATTTGGTCTGAAAGACGAAAAAAAGACTTAAAATACCCATTCCCCCCTATACAATAGCTCAAAATCTTCGGAAATTGGGCTATTTTTTTTAATAAATGTGACAAAAATGCTGTATGTAGGTAATTTTATTTATTTTTATACTAAATTTTAATTGTATGGCAAAGGGGAAAAAATATATACTTCCGATAGCTTTGGGCATTGTAGGCATTTACTACATCATTAGATATTTTAAGAAGACACCTTCTGTTATGGATAGCGAAGGGAATATTGAAACTTCAAATGGTGGAGGCGGTGGAGGAATTTCCACACCACCTGCAAGTTCTTTCCCTTTGAAAAAAGGTTCTAAAGGAGCTTTAGTGCAGCGTTTACAACTTGCTATTGGTACATCTAAGCTACCTAGATTCGGAGCTGATGGTGATTTTGGAACTGAAACACAAACTGCACTAAAGGCATTAACAGGTAAAACTCAAGTAGATAGTTTAGCTGAAATCGATGCAATAGCTGCACAAAGAAATTTAGTTTGGTCAAATACTCAGTATGTACCAAAGTTATTAGCAGCCCCAAAAAATAATGGTGGTGTACCACTTTTTGACCCTAATAAAATTTTCGGTTTATAATAATAAGTTATGTCAAAAGACGCAGCATCTCAAGCATCACAGGCAGCAAATACCGCTGCAGCAATACAAGCAGGGGGCGAAGTAGCTGCTCTTGCTATTAATACTATTGCTTCAGTTAGTGATGCAAACCAAAGACGTAAGTTCTCTCAAAACCTTGATTTACTTACTGCGGAGCAACAAGCAGCTCTAAATAAGGCTTTAGTTGATGCAGGTAGTGAAACCGAAAGACTTAAAATTCTTAGAGACGTACTTACAGATTTACAAGCTAAAAGAATTGATTTATTAGTTGCTAGTGTAACTGAAAAAGAAAGAAAAAGTAGAACAAATACATATATAGCTGCAGGTGCTTTTATCTTAGTAGGTATTGGTCTTATAGCATTAATCGTTAAAAAATCATAGTTTGTCTTTAGAAATATTACATAGAACCAACGATTCAAAAATAGACGAGCTTGAAGCTCTTATTTTGGAGCAAGAGCAAATCGTATGCCCTTTGGAGCATAGGTTTACTGATGGTATGTATATTAGAGAAATAACTATGGCTGCAGGTTCTTTAATTACAAGTAAAATACACAGAACAGAGCACCCCTTCACTATTTCAAAGGGTAGAGTTATGGTTTGTATTGATGCGGGTGATTGGGTTGAATATGAAGCTCCTTACACAGGAATTACTCAAGCAGGGACTAGAAGAGTTTTGTATGTAATCGAAGATTGTGTTTGGACTACTTATCACCTCAATCCAAGCAATACTCAAGATTTAAAAGAAATAGAGGACAGAATAATAGAAAAACACGAAAACCCATTTATTGACAATAGTAAAAAAATAGCTGAATGAGTTACATATTAGCAGGAACAGCCGTAGCAGGTGCTTTAACAGGCATAGCTAGTGCAATAGCCAATACAAAGGACATGAATCAAAGACGTAAGTTCGTTCAGAACTTGGCAGGTTTAGATTATGACCAAAAAGTTATTTTAAACAAGCAGTTAATTGAGGCTAATAGTGAAGCAGCTAGACAGCAAATACTTGGTGATACTTTGGGTAAATTAGACGTTGCTAGAATCGAGGCTTTGGGTAAAGTACAAGCTGAAAAAGAAAAAACAAAAAAATCACTCTATATTGTGGCGGGAATAGGTGGTCTTATTATAATAGGTGGGTTAGTAGCTATTAAATTAAAAAGAGATTAATATGGCAGAAATTAAAAAAGGGCAAATTTTGACCCCTGATAAAAAAGATGCACTTGTAAATCAAGTGAAAGCAGAATTAAGCGAAGTATCTGATGCTATAAACAATGGTCAGTATGGTCAGGCAGCTATGGAGCTTTTAAAAAAGAATACAGACAGGCTGCAAGGTGTATTAAACGATTTATTGTCTAAAAAAGGTGTTGTAACTCCAAATGAAACGGATGCAACACTTGACATTTTGAATACAAGTAAGAAACAAAGATTAGAAGGTGATTTTGTTGGCGGTATCAAAATGGGTACTATCTATTTAGTAGGTGGTGTCTTAGCAATCGTTGGTGTGTATTTCCTCGTTAAAAAATATGGTAAATAATGAATACTGATACTAAAAAAATCATTTTAATCTTTGGTGGTGCAGTCCTATTTTATTGGGCTTTCAAAAAACTTATGCCTCTTGGCGGTTCATCAAAGAAGTCTAAATCAACTGCATCTACTAAATCAGCTCCAAGTGAGGACGAGGTTAAAAATGCTGCAATCGTATTGAGTGCTTATAAATCAGCTCAAGAAGCGGGTGAATCTGTTTCTTTTTTAGGTGATATGAACGCAGAATTTGCAAAAGAATATGGCATGAGAGTGCATAAAGATAAAGGTAGCGGAAGGTTATTCGCTGCAGATTTAAAAGGAAATAAAATAATCTAATTATGGCTTTATTACCTTCAGTAGTAAGTACCGCTTTAGTTCCAATGGTTAGTGCTGTGCCACCTACAAGTAGCATTAGCACTCCTACTATTACATACAATCAGTTAATGAATAGTTTAGGAACTTATAACTATGGGTCTGAGTTTTTCTATTTGTCAGCTACTACATATAAGCAGATTGGACAGCCTTTTGCTTATACTCACTTTGATGCTGCGGGTAATCAGATAAGTAATTATTTAGCATTTGCTATTGACCCATACCAAGACCAAAGTTCAATTTATTACGAGACTAGACCTGATGAAATTATTTTTGACGGGTTTTCATCTTTGACATTTGTCCTTTATGCTCAAGAGATTGTTTATTTCAAAATGTTTGCCCTCGTTGAATATGTGGGGGGTGATTTAGAGCAGTATGGTGACAATAACTTTGAGGAGTTAGAAAAAGCTGAAGGAGTAAAAATATTTGAAGACTATTGTAATTATTTAATTGACCAAGAATAAGATATGGCACTGAAAAAAGAATTAGTACAATTTAGTGTACAAAATAACACAGATTGTGACATAAATGTTCCTCTATTACAAAGGAACATATACTCTATTAATGCTACTACCAAGTATTCTTGGAATATTCAAAGTATAGATTTATCATGTGGTTCAGGAAGTATTGTTGTTAATGGTGGTACTTATTCATTAACTTTTACTGCAAATTCTCTTTCGTCTTATTTACAAGCATTAAATAATTTAGGTTTTGGATTTTTCTGTACTGAAACAATCAGTAGCGTAAACTATTTATTTACTCAGGACGATACAAACGTATATGGTAATATAAATGATTGTGCAACGGGTACTACTACAAGTACAACCACTACAAGTACAACAGGTGTACCTACAACTAGTACTACAAGTACAACCACTACACTACCATCTACAAGTACAACTACTACAAGTACAACAGGTGTACCTACAACTAGTACTACAAGTACAACCACTACACTACCATCTACAAGTACAACTACTACAAGTACGACATCACCTGCAACAAGTACGACTACAAGTACAACTACTATTCCACCTACGACTAGTACAACTACGAGCACAACTACTTTTCCTGCAACGAGCACAACTACAAGTACAACTACTATTCCACCTACGACTAGTACAACTACGAGTACGACTACTATTCCACCTGAAACTAGTACCACAACAAGTACGACTACGTTCCCTCCTTCTACGAGTACAACGACAAGTACGACTACGTTCCCTGAAACTAGTACAACAACTACAACAACTACTATTCCACCAACAACTAGTACGACTACGACCACAACTACTGCTGCTGTTGGTTCATTTACAATAGATAATCCAACAGGTAGTGGACAAATAGATAATGTTTATACTACGGGTGGTGCATCTTTTTATACAATAAGCTCAGGTTCTTTCCCTGTTACTACAGGTGGAGCAATAGTTGCGGGTCTTGCAAGTTTAACTGCTTCTCCAATATTTGTTGATATATCAAATTTCAGTAGTTCATCATTTTTATTTTTATTTATTAATGGTGTATTAAATGATTCAATATCGGTTACCGCAAACGGGACATATACATTTAATAATAAAACATTTACTACAAGTGATACAGTATTAATAGAGTATACAGCATAATTTTTTATTAATATAAATAATAGAGAAATTAAAAATAAAAAAAAAGAACCATGAAGGCAAAGAACGTGACATTTATGTGTGTCCAACCTGCTATCCCTTATTTTGCTTGGCAACTTGAGGTGATGCTAGAAAACTTTAAAAGTTTAGGTATACACGAAAACAATCAGATTGACATTCTGATAGCATACAATACAAACGAGTCCGATTTTCAGGACAAATTAGATACTATGAATAAGGTCGAGCAGCGTTATAAAGACGTTGCCGACTTTTTTTATTATACAGATACAAGGGTTTATCCATTCAGCTATACTTCCTCTATTAGACCAAATCTACTGAAGCAGCACTTTAAAAAGTTCCCTCAATTAGAGGAGGAATGTGTATTTTATCATGATTGTGACATCATATTTACTAAATACCCTGACTTTATTCACAACTTGTGCGGTGATGACCTCGATTGGTATGTTTCTGATACTATTGGTTATTTGGGCTACAATTATGTAAAGTCAAAAGGTGACGATGTGTTAAATGCTATGTGTGAAATAGTGGGTATACACCCTGAACTTGTAAAGAAAAAGGAAAATCAAGCGGGGGGAGCTCAATACCTTATAAAAAAGGCTGATTGGGTATTTTGGGACAAAGTGGAAAAAGATTGCGAAAAGCTATTCAAAGATATTACTGCCCTTAACATTAAAAAGAAAATAGAAGACCCAACTCACCATGAACTACAAATTTGGTGTTCTGATATGTGGGCTATTGCATGGAACGCATGGATGCGTGGATATAACACAAACATAGTTCCTGAACTTAATTTTGCATGGGCTACAGACGATATAAGTAGGTGGGATGAAGCCTACATTATGCACAATGCAGGAGTAACCCAAGAGCTTTCAAAAGACCTATTTTATAAAGCACATTACATAGGTATGCTACCTTATCTTTTAGAAGGTGATACATATTTAAGGGACAGATGTAGCTATAAATACTTTGAATTAATCAAATCAATAGGAGGTAATTCATGTTTACTATAGACAAAATAAAAGAGATAATTCAGTCTTATGCAACTATGGTAAATCCTACCGAAGAGCAAAAAGAAGTGGCTGCATTAAGATTAAAAACTTGTATGGAGTGTGATAAGTGGGTAGATGCTGCAATAGCTTATTGTTCAGAGTGTGGCTGTGCTACAAAAGGAAAGGTTTTTAGCCCTAGAGGTATTCAAGCCTGTCCGCTAAATAAATGGGAAATATAATGGCTTGTGTATATGTACATAGAACTATGAATACCAAAGATGTATTTTATGTTGGTATTGGGAAAAGTACTAAAAGACCATATGAAAAAAACAAATATCAAAGAAACTCTAAATGGATTGAAATTGTAGAGAAAAATGGTATTATAGTTGAAATAACACACGAAAACATTATTTGGGAGGATGCTTGTTTAATAGAAAGGTATTTAATATCGTTTTGGAGAGAAAATTCAAAAATATCTTTATGTAACATAACAAATGGAGGACAAGGAACACTTGGAAACAAATTGTCTGAGGAATCAAAAAAAATAATAGGAGAAAAAAATAGAATTAAACTGACAGGTAGAAAGATTACAAATCCCGAAACAATAAAAAAACTATCTATATCAGCAAAAGAAAGAATGACAGATGATGTTAGGAAACAGATAAGCGAAAGAATGAAAAATAGAGTTGTTTCTGATGAAACAAAAAGAAAATTAAGCGAGGCTAGAAAAGGTAAATCATATCGTAAGGGGTATAAATTATCTGAAGAGCATAAAATTAAAATCACTAATTCTTGTTTGGGTAGAAAAGGGGTTAATTTAGGAAAAAACTTTTCTGAAGAGCATAAAAAGAAAATATCCGATGCTCAAAAAGGAGAGAAAAATCATAGGTATGGCAAAAAAAATAATACAGAACACAAAGAAAAAATTTCAAAATCCTTAATAAAATTTAATCAAAAAAAATATGCCGTATAGTTATAGTTTATTCAAAAATGAAGTAAAAGAACACTTCCTAAAGAATGTACAAAATTCAGTAAATCTTTTAGACGTAGGATGCGGGTGTGGCACTTACAGTCATTTACTAAAAGCAGATTTTCCAAATATGGATGGAATTGAAATATTCCCTAAATACGCTGAAATGTTTGACCTGCATAGTAAATACGATAACCTTATTTTTGGAGACATTTTAGAGTTTGACTTCGATAAGTACGACTATCTAATTATGGGTGATGTGCTTGAGCACTTGACGTTTGTTCAGGCTAAGAACCTACTAGATAAGATTACTGCCAAAGACAAGCTATGCTTAGTGGCTGTACCTTATATGTACGAGCAAGGTGAATCTTTTGACAACGTATATGAAACACACCATCAGCCCGATTTGACCAAAGATGTCTTTTTAGAAAGATACCCGCAAATGAAATATTTATGCGGTGATGACCATTATGGATATTTTGTAAACTATGACTTTGCATAAAATGTTCCCTGTAGTAATTAATAACAGAAATAGGCTCACCACTACAAAAAATATGGTGGAGCATCTTTTCAGGCTCAATAAAAGTCAGGAAATAATCATACTTGATAACGATTCATCTTATGAGCCATTAATTAAATGGTATAAAGAAATCGAAAACAAAGTAGATATAAGATACCTTACAAATGAAGGTCATTTAGCTATTTGGGCTACTGCCATCTACAAGGAGTTGGGTGAATATTTCATTTATACAGATTCCGACATGGAATTGAATGAAAATATGCCTGATGACTACCAATTAGTGATGTACAATCTGTTACAGAAGTACGAAATGAATAAAGTAGCACTTGCCATTAAAATAGATGACTTACCAAATCACTATAGATACAAAAATCAAGTAGTTAGAAACGAAGGCAGATGGTGGCTAGAACAAGTTGAACCTGATGTATATAAAGCAGATACGGACACAACTTTTGCCTTAATGAGAAACATAGGTGATAACACTTATAGGTCTTTAAGAATAGCTAAAAATGACTTTATCTGTAAGCACGTTCCATTTTATATCGACCTTGATAATTTAGACGAAGAGGAGCAATATTACATTGATAACATAGGGGAAAGAGTTACAACCCAATACACTAAACAACATAAAGACCCAAAAAATTACAACGATGTTTAAAGAATTACCAAAGGTTTCAGCAGTCATGTGTACTTATAGAAGATTTAAGTGCGTGGAAAGAGCTATGAATTGTTTTTTAGCTCAAGACTATCCAAATAAAGAACTTATCATTTACAATACAGACGTTGAAAACCCTTACACAGATAATGAATGTAGACTTATGCCACATGGCATTTTAATAATAAATAACAATATTGATAGGGTCACTAAAGAGCCTTATACAAATGTAGGTGCTATCAGAAGGGATGCTTTAGTGTTTGCAGGTGGTGACTATACTGTTACTTGGGATGATGATGATATTTTCTTACCTCACTTCTTGAGACAGGGAATAGATAAGATTGAACAGACGGGTTTACCTAGTTTCAAACCTGCCTATTCGTTTTTCTACAGCGGAGGCAATTTAAGGCTTGTTAGAAACACAATGGAGGCTTCTATAGTGGCTGACATTAAGAAGGTCAGGGAGTATGGCTATTTGCTTGAAACAGGAAAAGAAGGTCTTGGTTGGTATACTAAAATGCGTGACAATGGTGAATTATTTGAAAATGACGATGACTGCATACCTAGTTATTGCTTTAATTGGAATGACGGGGATATTATGGATGCACCACACAAACAAAGCGGGGATATAGACAATCCTGACAATTTTAACAACCATAAGGCAGCTTCAAAGGATATAGCGGATAAACCCCTTAAAATATACTCAGAAGAGGAGCTTAAAAAGATATATGCTGACTATTTCCTATACTTTGAGGAGCATACAAACGACTTTGATTCAGACAAGCTAACTGAGTATTGCAGGTTTCTTTTGGACTGATGTTAATGGAATATTGGGTGCTTTAACAACATTTTAACACAATAATTTTAAAGTTATCACGTTTTAGTATAGATTTACACTCATAAACCATAAAAAACTAAACCATGACGAATCAAAACACTACTACTCCTACTGACAGCGGTCTTATAATCGGTTTTTCAGGTACTTACTATTGTTTGTGGTCTTGGAGAACTGAACATTCTTATTCAATGACAGGAAGCGGAACTTGGGTAAAAGGTGGTGGTTATACAAAGCATCACTATATTAAGCGTATTTCTACTGACTTAAATAAGGTTAAGGAACTTTATCCTGAACTTCCTATTGATGAAAGCCTACATGGTCAAAAATGGGAATTTTCCGATAGTCAAGCATATCAAAGAGTGATTTTAGCACATGATGTTTTCCCTTACGGATTTAAAGGTCAAGGTGAGAAGATTATGGAGTGTAAAGAGCCTAAGTTACTATGGACTTTATATCTAGCAAATAATAATGAATTAACATCGGATTTAGCCCGTTCTCAAGTATATGCCCGTAAAAGATTGGCTGAACTTGGTTTGTTAGTTCGTTACAATACATCAAAAACTTTTGTGTTAGAATCAGGAGAGATTATTGTAACTCGTAAGAACTATTGCTCACCTCAATTTGCTGCTAAATTAGAAGCCTCTAAATCAATGGTAAGAGGTCACTTTTATCAAATGGGTGAGAAAGTTAAAATTGCTGTAAAAGAGGTTAAGTCTTTTAGCTTTGAAACACAATTCGGTATGTGCTACATTGTTGAATATGTAGATGCTGAAAATCGTTTTTTTAAGTACAAAGGGACAACCCCTCCTTCAATCAGTTCTACTGAATTTGTAAATATTCAAGCTACTATAAAGCATGATAACTACAAAGGTCAGGACGAAACTTTAGTACAAAGAGTAAAAGTCCTATAATTCTAAACCATAAAAATAAAAAACATGAACAAGTATCAACAAGAAAGTTGGAGTCCAAAAGTAGCCTACATTGGCATATTTATTATTATATTGCTATGCTTAGTAGCAGATAACTTCTAAATCATTCCCATGAAACCAACAGACCATTTATACGATTGGATAACAAAAATCATTGATAGCTGTAACCATCAGGTGCAACTTGATTCAGCAGCGGTGCTCGTTGAAAGGTATTTAGAGATACAAAAAGACGAACAAAAGCACACAGAACTTTGCTTACGTTTAGACAAGCGTAGCATGGATATTCACTATGTAGTCAATTAAACCATAAAAACCAAGACCATGATTATCAATAGCAGAGTAGTAGCTAGGGAAGACGGATTCCAAAATGTAGTATATATGAGGATTTTCTCTGACGAAACCAAATATGACGTAGGTGCAACCATTTTTCTAAAACTTAAAAGCGAAAACAGAAGACGTAATGTTGGTAACCTGTACCTGCATGACAATAGTTTCCACATGAGGAGAAATAGTCAAAAGCACTACCACTATGCTACAAAAGGGTATGGCTTTAATTGGAACATAATAAATGACGATGCACTTGAAATTAAGACTATCCACCTTACTATTGACGAAACTGAAAAGTATGTATTTCCCAAGTCTTTAATCAAAGATTGGGGTAGATTTCTGAACTTTAAGCAACAAGGATTTGAGCTTCAAAAGTTCCTACCATTTGATTTTATTAAAAAATATAGGGTTAATAAAGAAGGGGAGGAATAATATGTACAATTCAATAATCAATAGAAAGCAATACAACGGCTATAGAGTCGATAAAGCAAAGCGAATGATGGGTAACAAGCATAGACGTACTACAAGCCTTATTTTCGAGGATATTGAAAGCGGTGAGGTAATAGAGGGTAAAGAGAACTTCTGCGAAAAAATGGGTATAACTACGGGCATTTTGACCTACAAAATAACAAAGTCAAGAATGGACTGCTTTGAGCAGCCAATAGAGGTGAATGGCAGACTATTCAAACACTCAAGACCATGATAGCAAAATCAACAATAAAAGATATAAGGGAAAGCGGTTGGATAAAAGAAGATGCCATATATCAGTTTGGCTTTGACAGGTATACCCCTACCTATAAAATCTTTGAAACCATCCTGACAAATGTTAGTATCAATTTTGGTATTGATTGGAAAATAATTATGAACGCAAAAAGGGCAGGTTTTCCTGCTTTTACAGCAAAAGTAATAGCTTTGGTTTTGATTGATAAAGCCTTAAATAATATAAAAAACGTTGATAGGAGTGATGTAGATATACTGATTGGCAGAGAAAATGCAATATTAGTTAATGAGTTTTACCTATCTTATTAGTAAATTTACACCCCGAACAAAATCCAAACCTATTTTATGCCAAACAACAGCAAGAAAAAACCGCTAAAAGGTATACGGTTATATAACTACTTGCTGAAAGAATTAGGTGCTCAAAATGACAGAGACCCCAATCAACAGAAACTTTCAATAGCTGCAAAAAGAAAGATAGTTTCACAACAGCTTTACCCAAAGTTTAAGACCAAAGAAAAGGTTTTAGTTAGTGAAATTAAAAGGGATTTAAGAACGATTGTTAAAGCGTTACCACCTAAAGAGGTTTGTAACCCTTTATTACTTCCTGAGCAGTATTTAGCTGCAGTAGAGTACTATGAAATAGACAAGCACATAGCAAACTTTTTACCTGATTGTTTGGATGTAAGAGTGAACGCAGGTTTTATTGGTAAAACAAGAATATTTAATACTAGTAACTATAATTATTATTCTAACGGGGTAGCTGATTTGATTGATGACATAAGGGAGTATTTAGAAGGTAACGATTCAGGTGTGGCTTACTTCTATGGTATCGTTAAATTAAAGCCTAAAAAGAAAAATAATGGAGACCCGATTAACTATTTTGTAGACTATGTTTTAACTATAAACGACACCCCTCAAGATAACTTTGAAGGTATAGATTACGAAAGGACAAAAAAGGAGGAAAAGACCGCACAATCTATATCAGGGTACTTTCAGGGGAGGTTTAAAGAACTTCAAAAAGATAAGAGGAAAAGAGCTAGAGCTTCAAAAAAAGCAAAAAGCAAAAAGCCTGAAAATCTAAAAATAAATGAATCTGTAAAAAAAGCATTAGATTCGCTAAAGATTGCCTACGAAGCAGGTGCGTTTTCAAAAGTCAAATACGAAGTTTTGAGAGACGAAATCAAGAAAGGCAAAAAGTAAACCATAAAAAAGACCATGAATTTTTTAGACAACATAACCATAATAAAAAGTAATTCTGAAGACTTAATCTTCGGCAGATTAAAGCACTCCAACACCAAAGCCTTTTACAGACGTGGCTCATATTCTACAGAGCTTATTTGGGGTGACAGAAAATTCGTTTTCCCTTCCAACAAAAGAGGTGCTAACTCAAAAGATATTTGGATATTTCGCAGCGTTATGAACGAGGTGAAAGACTTTTGCTTTGGTAAAAAGATTGTAGCTAAAAAAAGACTCCCCGTAAATTATTGGAATCCCAACATTGAAAGCCCAAAGGGTAAAATCACCGCAACAGACCTAGACCATGCTTATTGGAGAATAGCCTACCTAAATGGTTACATAAGCAGCAAAACCTATGAAAAGGGTTTAATGGTAAAGGATAAGTCTTTGAGACTAGCCTCTCTTGCTAATTTAAGCTCCAAAAAGGAGTATTTTGTCGTTAAGAAGGGTGAAGTGACTACAAAGTCAGTAGTATTGAAATTTGAGCCTGTTTTGCAGCGTGTATACGATAACATCAGATATGAGTGCTTTGAGCACATGATGGTTATGGCTGATATGCTTGGTGATGACTTTATATGCTATAAAACAGACTGCATTTATTATAAGGACACAAAGAAAAATAGAGAAATAGTACAGGTGTATTTAGATTCGGTGAGTATAGATTGGAAACAACTTGTAGAGATTGATAAACCAAAAAAAGAAGAGCCGATTGGCACAAACCTCTCGACTCTCTAAAAAAATGTAAAAACTTGCAGTTGGAACTACTGATACAAAACTATGCAAAATACTTTTAGAAACGAAATATTTGAAACCTTTTGTGAGAGAATTGCCGATTTGTATCCTGAACTTACAGAGGCACAAAGAAGGTCAATAGCTACCTCTTTGAGTACAACTGCATTAGCCTTAATGGTGGAAAATGGTAAGAAGTTAAGAGAAATGATAGCTGAAGCAATTATGCACAGGGAAACATTTGTAAATGAGTTTCAGACGCATATAGACCTAATAGACAAAAGAGTTAAAGAAGTAATAGCTAAATTCAAAGAAGAGGGTATGATAAGCGTTGATTATGATAGCGTTAAACGTAGAAAAGTTCTAAAAGCTAGAACAAGCGTACTTCAGGAGACTTGCACATTTTTGAACCAATTAAATGATAGCGTAATAAACTACTATAAAAAAGTATATAATTTAGACCCATCAGGTGACACCCCCCAAATCACATTATTTTAATAACAAAAGAAAGAGAGAGTTATGGAATTTTACTTAAACCAAAAATCTATGCCGATTGTACGAAGATGTACTAACTGCAGATTCTACAAACAAGAACTACAAAGCTGCAGCGTAATTAGAGTGTCTTCAGCTTACAACCATGAGAAGCTAATGCACATAAAAGTTTCTGATAATTTTTACTGCGAAAAGCATAAATTTATAAACGAAAACGAGCTGTCAAAATCTGCCGTAAAGATTGAACTAGACGATGTACAAAGTGCTATGGACTTAATCAATCAAAGAAAGCAGTTTAATGATGACAAGAGGAGACAATTTCCAACAGACGATTATTAATAACAAACCATAAAAATGAAAAAACCAAACCTTTCCCAATCCCTACTTAAAGAGCTTGTAGACTACTACGACCAAAACGTAAATGGCTGTGGACTAGTTATCTTCAAAAAGTATTTTGAGGGCAAATCAACACCACAAAGTGCTGTACAAAAGCTAGGTACTTACTTTGAGTATAAAGCAACTGAATATGTAAGAGCAGGAGACGCTATTCCTGAACCTGAAATGGTTTATAAAGGTACTGCCAAAGAGAAGTTAGCAGCAGATTACGAAAAGGCAAATCAGTCAGCACAACTATTCAAAGACATCATTAAAAAGCATGAAATAGAAATTACCAAAATCGGTGAGTATATGCTGTATGACGGGTGTAGTGGTATTAGTGACGTAAGAGCAAAATGGAAAGGTGAAGACTGCATTATTGATATTAAATACACTTCTTTAATTGACGATAAGTTCAATGAGTATGGGTGGCATACAGAATCACTTGTATATAAGCCAAAACTTCTTTTACAGCCAATCCACTATAAGTATTTGATTAAGGGTATTGAGGGTATCGAAAACATACCATTCTACTTCTTTATTTTCAGCTCCAAAGACCCTGATAAAGCAAAGATTATCAAAGCTAATATCCAAGAGGAGCATTTAACTCTACATGAGGAACAATATGTATCTAAAATGAAGCGTTATATAGACTTCTTTTACAACAATCCCGATAAGTTAGAGGCTAGACCTACCTATCAAAGATGTCAGGGTTGTCACTTCTTTAATGAGTGTGATAAAAGAGCAGAAGTTCCATTAATTGAGGAAATACACTACTAATAGTATGTTTAAGTATAAATGCTACCTGTGTGGTCAAATCATTTGGCTTAAAAAGAACTTTCAATGGGTAAACTATTTCTGCGAAGTAAAAGGCAGATACACCAAAATATATAGAGTAAAATGAGTAAAAAGTATGATTTTGTAAAAGAGAAAGAAGAGATTGAAGATGGTCTCTTTGTTTCCTATTCCTATGATGTAGAAACCCGCCATAGAGAAGAGGAGTTTCATGGACACCATGTAATTGACGAAAGCGAAGTTACAAATCTGCACATAGATGGAGTCTATTTGTGGTTAAACGAAGACTATGCCAAATTAGATTTTTGGAGTCTTACAAATGAACAACTGATGTACATAGAATCAAAGTTGAAGTTCAACGCATAAAAGAATAGTCATGAGGGATATAATTTCAAAAACCAAAACTTTTTTTCTTTCTATTTATCTACTTCCTTTTTGTGCGTATATGGTGTACGATATTTATTTAACTTCAAAGAGAATGAATATACCATTTACTCACTTTATAGCTGACTCTAATTGGATGGAAAGATATTTAGATGAAAACACAGATTTAGGATATAAAATAAGTATGGGAGTGTGGATAGCAATTTATACAATTTACATTTTAATCAAATAACAATGAAAACAGCTTTACAAGAATTAATTGATGAGATTAAACTAATTGAAGCATATCCTATGAACCCATTAGTATTAAAAATGGCTGAAGATTTACTTGAAAAAGAAAAAGAGCAGATATTAAGAGCATTTGAGTTAGGAATGCACGAGTGTTTAGCTTATGATGCAAATTCAATTAAATACTACAACCAAACCTATAAAAACAAATAACCAATTAAAACATGAAAAAGACAGAACAAGAACAAGAGCAACCGCAAGAACAAGCAGTAGCCAAATCACTTACACCTATTCAGCGTTTTCAACAGAACATTGAGCAGTACGAACAAAGCGTACTCCCTAACCTTTTGAAAAAGCACAACATAGACGTTTCTCAGTTTAAGCAGATAGTACTTTCCGAAATCAAAAAGAACCCAAAGCTACTTGAAGCCTTTATGTCAAATCCCGCTAGTATGTTTGCCTCAATACTTGCAGGAGCAGAAATAGGTCTTATCCCTTCTGATATGCTAGGGGAGTTCTACCTGATACCTCGTAAAATCGATGGGAAGCCCTCTGTTACCCCTTTAATCGGTTACAAAGGACTAGTGAACATTCTACTCAGAAGTGGCGAAATAACCCGTATACATACAGAAGTAGTATATGAAGGGGAAGAGTTTGAGCCGACTTATGGCTTAGAACCTAACATTATTCATAAACCCAATTTCAGCCTACCTAGAACATCAGACAAGATAAAGTTTGCCTATGCAGTAGCTAAAATGAAAAATGGGGAGTATCAATTCAGCGTACTTTCAAGACTTGATATAATGAATATTCAAAGCCTATCTAAATACAACAATGACCTTTATTTCAACGATAAGAAAGACCCTAACAAGTGGATGTTAAGAAAGATTGCTTTAGTGCAGCTTTCAAAAATGTTACCAAAAGACTTTCATGGCAAAAAAGCTGTGGAGCTAGATAGCCATTTAGAAGGTGGTGCAACTATAGCTTGGGACGAAGAGCAAAAGCAGGTGATAGTTATAGACGGCAAAAAGATAACCCCTGTTAAACAAGCGTCTGTAAGCAATACACTTGGTTCTTTACCTGACATTCCTGAATAAAACCATAAAAAAATAAAAATGAGCAACTTAACAATGTTATTCACACTTTGCCTGTTTGTAGGCTATTTTATCGGGGCATACCGAAAAGAAATTTGGAATATGCTATTTGACATACAAGACATAGGGTTTGCCTATATTAAGTATGTTTTACTGCATAGATGGAATAAGCTAGACGAAAGACACATCAGGTTTATAGAAGAGGCTGATTGGTCATTTGGCAGCGTAACAAAACATAAACTATTAGTCAAAATCAAAAAATTAAACAAAAAATCATGAAAAATTTACCAAAAGAAAACAAAACACTATTAGAAAAAGCAAAACTTATTAAAGTCAAAAAACCTCATAAAAGTCTTATTAGTGAAGAGGAAATGGATGTGGCTCTTGCGTGGACTAAAGAAGAGCTTACACTAAGTCAAGTTATGGAAGTATTAGCTTTGACTAGTCCAACTAGCGTGTATTCCTTCTTAGCAAAATGTTTTAAATACTATGTAAACACAGAAAAAAAATAAATAACCATGAAAAACTACAAAGAAGTATCAAACGAAGCAGGTCTTTCAGTTACTATCATTAGCAGTAGAGAATTAACTGCAGAAGACAAGCCAAACTCTTTTTTGGGTGGGGACTCTTCAAATCCAACGTGGGATGAATATTTAGAGGATTACAAAGACGAGTACAAGCCTCATGTCCTGCTAATCAAAAAGTCAATAGAGGAAAACCATATGATTGGTTATACGGGGCAAGACGCTGATGACGTTTATTTTAAGTTCTCAGATGGTGATATTTGGGGCTTTACTTGGAGAGCATGGGGTGATTTAATGCAATCAATAGTTAATAAAAAAGAAGGCTACATGGCTTACTATATGTAATATGGAAAAGCACGAATTAAAATGGTATAAAGACAGGATAGGTAAGCGAATCTATAGGACTGCCTCTAGGTGTCAATGCGAAGTTTGTAAAAAGGTAGGTGATGTAGGTTTGTTTGTAGCAGACGAGCTACACGCTAATTACCTTTATGATTGCCAAAATGAGCTAGATTTATACTATTTTGATAGTCCTATTAACAAAACTTTAACAGAAAAAGGCAAAGATTAGGTATAAATACTGAGTTATTCTATATTTTCTGTACCTATTTTTACTTCATAAACAAAAACCATTTAAAACCATTAAAAACAAAAAACATGAACAAAGAATTTATCCCCTACGAACAAGCACTTGAATTAAAAGAATTAGGTTTTGATGAACCTTGTATGTTCCCTTACCATAGGAACAATACAGATTATATTGATAAGACCCATGTTGAATTAGCTAATTACAACGCTACTGAAAAACTTGTATCGGCAGTTTTATACCAACAAGCATTTAGATGGTTTAGAGAGAAGTATCAATCTACAATTCATATTTATCAGTACCAAGATACTCAACGATGGGATTTTGATATTTATGATAATATACCAAAAGAAGAGGATTTTTGTAACCCGTCATATAACACCTATGAAGAAGCGGAACTTGCTTGTCTTAAGAAACTTATAGAGATGGTAAATGGTAAAGAAGTCACTTCTGATACACATTCAAATTATCAGAGAGGTTGGGATGCAGCACAAAGAGGATTATTACGAAATGATGCTTGGGGTGATACTTACACAGATAATGCAAATAATAGACCTTCTCACGAAGAATTAGATGAGTGGATAAAAGGGTGGAAAGCATACCATGATAGTAATGAAATAGCTAAAAACAAATAATATGATAATTATTCTTATAACCATTGTATTTCTTATTGGTGTTTTCTTTGAAAAATCAGATTACCAAAGAAGCAAAGAGTGTAATTTACCTCCTTTCACTAAAAAAGAAGCAGAACAATACTACAACCAAAACTTTAACCAAAACAAATAATCATGAAAACAGCGATGCAAGATATGCTTGAATGGATTGAACTAAGATTCAATAACCCACAAGAAACAGAAGTATTTAAAAAAGCTACTGAACTACTTGAAAAAGAAAAAGAGCAGATAATGAAAGCAGCAAGAGTATGCAACTTTGAAGGTATGAGGCAAGGTTCTAAAACAAGTGAAGAAATTATAAAGTACGGAGAAGAATACTATAACGAAACCTTTGACCAAAACAAATAATATATGTGGAATCAAATGTATAAAAATGGTTCAAGATTACCTTTTTGGTTATTGATTTTAGTAACAATGATACTTGGGGTAATACTTTATTTTAACCAAAACCAATAATCATGAAAACTTACGGAAATACACCACACGAAGAAAACGTTGAAGAATACCCAATATACAAACAAAACCAATTTGATTCTAAGAAAGCAGAAGTCAAAAATGTAGTTAGCAACGTTACTAGTTCATCACTCAAAGATGAGGACAAAGAAGCACTTTTAAGAGAGCTTGTAGATGAAATAAATTCAGTAATATTTCTCACATTAAAGTATAGGAAATTATAGCCATGCCGAAGTATATAATTACACACGACTCACAAATAATAGTCTTTCCTGTAACTATGCAACATAGTGACTTCAAACACTTCAATCCAATCAGGGCAGGGTTTATTTCTTTCGGAGTGAATAGTGATGGTAACCCGTCTTGCAGTTGTGATGGGGATAGTTATAGTCTTGGACTGAAGTCAGACCCTGAAAAAGACACACATATTGCTGAAATCAGATTAAGCCTTTTATAAAAAAACCAATAAAAAAATGAAAGTATTAAAAGCAGGACATCTTTACGAGTTAGAAAACTTTGAAAACAAAGATGCAGAAGGTCAAAAAATTCAATTTATTGAGAAAGCAGAACAGTATTCATTTATGGATGATGGCATTACTGCAAGAGTTAAATTGGTTACCATTAATGATGGTACTACCAACGAAGAGGTGCTTGAGGTTTTAATCAATAGATTACAAGTTTTAAGTGCAAAATTACCTAGTAGAGAAACATCTTTAGCTATTACCAAGTTAGAAGAGGCTTTAATGTGGCTAAATAAAAGAACGGCAGATAGGATTAAAAGGGATGTAGAAGGAACAAATTTAAGCTAACCCAAAAAGTCGGGGGTAGTTTAATTGGTAGAACCTTTGATATTTTATCGAGGACATACAGGTTCGAATCCTGTCCCCCGACCAAAACTATAACCAAAACCAATAATATGAGCAATTTTGATTTTATTCCGCAAGGATGGGAGTGTCCTAAGTGCAAGAGGGTTTACTCCCCAAATACAAGTATGTGTATGGCTTGTCCACAATATCCTGTAACAAAAACCACTACTGATACACCTATTGGGGTTGGTGGATTTGGAACTACATCTACTGAGACTGCCTTTATGTTTCATAACTTTCAAGAAGGTGAAGGCACTTCTAAAACAAAGTGTAGAATATGTGGCAAGGAAAAGTGGGAGCACCCAAAAATTTCATACACATAAGAAATTAGAAATATAACTCTAATTACCTATAATATAGGCTTTCAAAAGACAAAAATTAAACCATATTAGAAATATAATTCCAAATAACCTATGAAACTATATACAGAAGAACAAGTAAGAAAAGCTATTAGAGTAGCAGGACAATTAGTATGGGAAGATGAAGAAATATTTGCTTCATTGCCACCAATAGAACTACCAAGTGATGATGATATGGCTAATGCTTCTAATCATTGCAAAGATGGTCAAGTGAAAGTAGGATTTTTAAGAGGGGTTTTATGGCTAAAAGAACAAATACTTAACCAAAACAAATAACCTATGAACGAAGATTTAACACATAAATGCTATTTAGTAGTACAATGTACCATGTTTGAAGGCTATTACTTTCGTTGTAGTAAGGTCTTTATTAATAGAAACGATGCTGAAAGTTATATTGAAACACTAGATGAAAATGTCGTTTTTGATATAAAAGAATTAGATTTAATTCACTAAAATCAATAACCTATGGTAGCCATTTTAATATCTGTCCTGTTTGCAACGATAATATCTATTATTTGGGTGTATTTTATCGACCATGCTAAAGAGCACCTTGTAGACCATGCCAAAATGAACCCTGAATCGTATAAAGGGGTGGATTCCCTGTTTGAATACGAAAAGGAGTATGACCTATGCAGTAAGCATGGTAAAAAGCTAAATGGTAATGTCTTTTGTGACGATTGCTTAGAAGAGAGCAATATTTAGCACTTTTACGGATAAATACGCATAAATACGGCTAAAAATAAAAAAGGTTTGTATCTTGCTTTGTATAAAAAGGCAAAATTATGGCATCGGTAGACGGAATAGATATAAATTCAGCCACTATTGGTAATTGTTACAAGATGTTTTATCCTAATACCTATAAAAGGTTATTAGAGAAAAATAGATTTCATTACCTAGAGCTTTGGGGTATTAGAATGTCTACCTGTGATACCTCTCTACCTGATGACTACTTGGGTGGTATAAGAATAAACAATTTTAACTTTTTAGAGGTCGTATCTGCTGCTGCCTCAACAGACCCTACACCGAAATATGTGGGTGCACCTGTAGATGCTGCTGCAAGAGCAGCGGGTGGTACAGCTTATGTGAAAGAAGGGCAACACACCTATACTTACATAGGTAAAACACACCGACTTTGGAAGCCTTACCCTGCATTTTGCCCTACGAGGGCTATGCCTGTTTATAGATGGAATCCAACTGCTCAAGAAGTAGCCACCGCTAAACAAAAAAAATTACCATTGTCTTCATTCTTTGACGCTGCATTAAAAGCAGGTAAGGTTAAATTATCAACTTCAATAGACACTTGTATACATAGAGCATGGTCAAGTACAAAGCTAAATGCAGATTCTGCAGGATGTCAAGTATTTGCTAATTTATCTACTTTGGAGACTTTAGGAGGTTGGGCTACTGCTCACATCAAAAAAGGATATGGCAATCTCTTTATTTATACCCTTTTCACAAAAGAGCAGTTCTTACAAGCAAATAATCAAAAATCGATAGTAAATACATTAAATAACTTATTTTTTACTAAATAATATGAAACTTAAAAAAATACTAATAGGTCTTGCAGCCATAGCAGTAGTAGCTTATGGTGGTTACTTAATCAAGAAATCATATATAAACAAAGGGTACGAGTCAAAAGACGATGCAAAGGAAGTATTGCTTTCTTACTATGTCATTTCACTAGGTATCCCTGATACAAAACAAAACAGGGACAAATACCGCAGTATGACATTAGAACAACTCAAAAAAGAGTTGAAGTTAGAAGATATAGTAGTAGAGTAAGCTGATACTTTAAAGTCAGATATTACTTTGACTTCTTTATAAATAAGTATACAGATAAGCCAACTAAACCAATACCTGCAACCAATAAAAGGGTTGTATTTGCGAATTTAAGTAAGTCCCTATCGTCCAAAAGCGTATAGGTAAAAGTGTTTCCGTATTTATTCTTACTAATTCTTGCTAGTTGCATCATATCCTCAAAGTCAGGAATGTTTCTAAACACCTGACATCCTGCACTATCTGAACCTATAATATCCTCGTTATTCTTTCCTTTTGTTGCTTTGTGTATGTTTATTCCATATAAGCCCGTTTGGGTAGGAGCTAAATAGTTAATTAAAGCATTTCTGTCATTATCCCTGATTACCTCCACAGGCTTTCTTTGAACCAACGCTTCGTATTTGTTTCTGTGTAAGCCTAATTGGTAGGCATCTTTGTATTGACCGCTTTTTAGGATAGCAGCACCCTTTAGATTTATAGGGCTTTTTAGAAAAGAAGTAGATGGGTCAGTAGTTCCTGATACCACTCTGCCAACTAACTTTCCATTATTGTCATAAGTGAAATACGCAATTAAGTCATCAAACTTATCTTGACTAGTAGCTTTTGAGTTCCTTACCCCAATAATATTTAACTTATTAGGTCTCTTGTCTATAGTATATCCTAGTCTTTCAGCAGATTTGATTATATCGGTTAGTTTCTTTTCCATAATACAAAGTAAGTACTTTTTTACAAACTATGCAGCAATCGGCATTCACCTCCCTTCACCACATTACCCAAAACCAAAACCCCCACTCCTCCACCTATTTGAGGACTCAAACCAATTAAGTTCGTTTTTTTG